ATGCCAAAGATCAGTAAAGAGCTGGGAGCGCTAGAGGTTGCACGCCTCAAGACAGATGGCGTCTATGCCGTTGGCGGCGTGGCCGGCCTGCATTTGCGTGTCGCCGGGCAGAGCCGGTCATGGGTGCTGCGCTACGTTATCCACAAGGCCCGCCGTCGCATGGGATTGGGCTCATTTCCGACCGTGACCCTGGCCATGGCGCGGGAACAGGCGCGGGAAGCGCATCTAAAGATTCGACAAGGTATTGACCCCCTTGAGGAACGTGAAGGCCTCAAGGCGCAGCGGCAATTGGAGCAGGCCAAAAAGCTGCTGTTCCGGGATGCCGCGAGCAAGTGCATCACCGCGAAGTCTGCTGAATGGAGCAATTCAAAGCACGCTGGGCAGTGGTCGGCCACGCTGGAGACTTACGCATTCCCCTTCATTGGCGATCTGGATGTGACGGCTATCGATACGCACCACATGCTGGCCCTGCTGCAGCCCATCTGGCACACCAAGACTGAAACGGCATCACGGGTGCGGGGTCGGGTGGAAACCGTGCTGGATTGGGCGGCCGTGTTCTGTGGTCACAAGATGCCGAATCCTGCCCGCTGGACGGGGCACCTTGATCAGATCCTTCCCAAGCCCACCAGGATTGCGAAGGTGCGCCACCATGAGGCGGTGCCCTATAAGGAAGTCGCGCCAGTGGTCCGCGCGATTGCCGAAAGTGCAGGCCAGGGAGCCAGGGCGCTGCTATTCCAGGTGTTGACGGCGGTTCGATCCGGGGAGGCCCGGGAGGCGGTGTGGAGTGAAATTGATATGGAGTCGCGGGTGTGGACGATTCCCGCTGAGCGCATGAAAGCCCGGCGCGAGCATCGCGTGCCCCTGTCGAAACAGGCGCTGGCGCTGCTGGCCGGGCAGGCTCGTAAAGAGGGGTGCGACTACGTTTTCCCCAGTGAATCGGGGAAAGCGCTGTCGGATATGACGCTTACGGCGGTCATGCGCCGAATGGAGCTTACTGCTGTGCCCCACGGGTTCCGCAGCACCTTCCGTGACTGGGCAGCGGAATGCACGGACTATGACAAGGATGTGGTGGAAATGGCCCTGGCTCACACCATCGAGAGCAAAGTAGAGGCTGCTTACCGCCGTGGGGACTTGTTGGAAAAGCGAGAGCAACTGATGCAGGATTGGGCCAATCACTGCATCGACCCTCAATAAATGCCCGTCGCGGCTGGCCGCTGAGCAATCCATTGCTTCACCACCTCGACTGGCCAGCCCACTTTGTTTTTGCAAAGCACGATGGCCTCGGGGAATTCCTTGTCCTTGCGCATGCGGTCGATGGTGGCTTTGCTGAGCCCCAAAATGGCCGGTAACTGCGCCTTGGTGTAAACAAGGGGTTGAATTTGGGTCTTGGGCTTTTCTGTATTGCTCATAGTGCTATCAAAAGTTAAGCCCCTTTCGGGGCTTTTTATGTTTCGGTAGGTGCGAGGCAGGCTCGTTATGCTCGGGTCATGCGTCGGCATCTAGGTAGGACTTCTGTAGCCAGAGGTTGGCTCGGTCTGGCTCTTTTCCGAAATCCATGCCTATCCAGACTGGGTTCCACTGATTGGCCGATTCCATTGCCATTTCCACCAGGTGGCGCTGCGCTGCAGCTTCGACCGTGGCTGCGACAGCTGCGCGGGCCTCCCGCTCCAGTCGCGGGAGAAAGTCGTCCCGCTGGGCCTGGAGCAGGACCAGACCTTCGCGGATGTCCGGGTGCAGCTCAAGGTAGTCCACGCTGGGGTCAAGAATCTTGTTTTTGTCCCAGCAGATCACATAGCACATGCCGCCAATCACGCGCCCATAGAAATTGGGGGCACCACGCAACAGCTTGGCCAAGCTGTTGTAGAGCGCCTGAAGGTGGCTGGGATCGTCTTCATCAAAGTTCGTCCACTCGCCATCTTCGCCGTCTGGCTCAAGCAACTTGCGCAGGCTGTCAGGACCATCGGTTTCCCATGGCCCCCCAAAGCGGCCATCAATATTGGTCAAAATCCAATGCAGCTCGCCTGCGGCGTCAATGTCGCGGGCACTCGGTTTTGCCATTCTCATGCTTGTCCGCCTTTCTGATAACGATCGCGCGACTCGCGCACCTCAAAGAACATGAAGCTGTTACCCATGGCTAAGGGAAGCAGCGGATGGGGCTCCGTGGTGATGGTCAGGACATAGCCGTGTTCCTCGGCAAAGTAGATCAGCTCCTGAGCGCAGGCTTCTAGCTTCTGGCGCTCGGTCATGAGTGGGTCGCCTGGGCGTGGGTTGCCTTCCTTGATCCAGGCGCGCATGGCCTGATAGAGCCACAAGTGAAACAAGAAGTCGTCCCGGACCTTGCGCCCCCAGCCTCTGAAAAGCTCTTGATAGATAGCCATTACCGCGATCACCAGCGTTCCGGTGACGACCACCGCGCCAACGCACCACATTGCGATGTCCCAGTAGATGGCGAGAGTGAGAAAAGTTTCCACGGTTATTTCTTTCGGTAGTGGGCTGCCGCAGCCCGTAGATAGAGGTTCCACAGCTGCAGGCCGTCAGCGCAGCGGGCTTGTTTGCCCGGCGTGGCGCCAGCAGCTATGCAGGTAGGGCAGTTGAAGTGGTGGGCGATGTAGGCCTTGTCTTCTGGTAGGCCCACGGTGCTGGCGCTGGTCATCGCGGCTTCTCGATGCGCTTGAAGTCGATCACCCAGACCCAGGGATTCGCGGCCCAATCACCGCCGGTGGACTTCCACACCTCGGCAAACCAATCGCGCGGGTCTTCACCATCGGCCATGTTGGGGAACGGGCATCCTTCTGCCATGGCATCCCCTCGGCTGATGGACTGCAGGCGCTCCACGCGCACGCTGGAGATTTCCAGCCAGATGCGGGCCGCCCACTTGGGCATGTGGATTGAAGGTTTCCAGCGGGCGACGATGTCGTCATCCATCGTCATGAATTCAGGTGGTGCACCACCGTCTGCCGCGTACTTGCAATAGGCGGGTGTTTTGAATTTCGAGGGGAGTTCGTCTGCCTTGGAGAAATAGTGATCCTCCCACTCCTTTGCGCTCATCAATGGCCCTTGCCATGTCTCGCGCACATAGATGCGGTCGCCTGGGCCTCCTGTTGGGCAAGCGATGTGCACATTCTCCGAGCCAATGGCCAGATTCATTCCGTCCTTGAGCTTGAGATAGTGGCCGCCCATGAACGTGTCATCTGTCACCGTTTCCAGCTTGCAGATGCGTCGCGTTTGGGTTTTCTGTCCACTCAGGATGGCGCGCACCAGGGGCGCCTTGAACATCAAGCCGGTTTCTTTCATACGGGCTCCAAAAAAGGAACCCCGCACGGTGGCGGGGCTGGTTGTTATGTCTGTGGGAACTCGTCCCAGGTGCGGCCATCGAGCAGGCGGCCAGCGGCTTTCTTGCCGACACGCTCTGCCCAGGCATCGGCACGGACACTACTTGGCGTCTGCATGAGGCTGCCGTGATGCAGGACGCCATCCTCATCCCATGTCACGTAGTTGCTGTCTCTGATCTTTGTTTGGGTGGGGCCCCAGCGACCGTCTTGGTGGTGTGCGACTTTTCGACCATCTGCAGGGTGGGCCTCGTTTTGACCTGGAAGCCACTCGCCCCACTGCTTGAACAGGTAGGGGACGCCGGCCGCCTGGCACTGATCACGCAGGGAGCGCGCCCAATCGGGATGCATAGGCCGCGCGCCGGGGCCGCTCTCGCCGCCGACGATCACCCAGTCAATCCCGGCATGCATGGGGCCCGAAAGCCCGTCACTCAGTTTGACCCCGAACCAGTCGTCAAACTGCTCAATCCAGTCTTCGTCGGTGTCGCGCCATTGTTCAATCGCTTCCTCCCAGGTGCTTGGCTTGAGGCAATCAATCTCGCCCTCGCCTTGTGGCAAGTTGCGCAGATCCACAGGCCCCAGCAGCGGCTCCATGCTCAGAAAGCGCACTTTGGCAGGCACGGCCAGCAGCTTGGGGATGTCGCGCTCGGCTTCCTCCTGGTTCACGATCGTGGCCCCGATCCAGACATTGGGCAGCGGCATCATGTCCAGCAGGCTCAGGTCTGGGTCATTGCCGTGGGCCATCTCGTCAAGCATGGGATTCACGTTGCCTATGCGCTTGGTCAGCAGCAGCCAGTCAAGGTGCGGCGTTTTCAGAATCAGGCCGAACAGGTCAATGCGCCAGCTTGTGTTTATCGCGTTGTCGAACACATCGGCCAGAGACGCGCAGAACACGCGCTGACGGCGGCCGTGCTCTGCAAAAAATGCTTCGTGGTTCGCGTTCCAGGCCAGAGGCTTGTTCCAGTTGCTGGCGCTGGTCAGGCGGCGCGGTGCACCAGGCCCCCAGTTGATCGCCTGGCCACCGGCATAGCGCGCGTTGCGCGTTTCGGCATAGCAGTGGTCGCAGCCCGGGCCCACCTTCTGGCAGCCTTCCCAGGGGTTAAACGTGTGGTCTGTCCACTCGATCTTGGTGTTTTCGGCCATGCGGCTCTCCAAAAATGAAGCACCCCGCACTGGGCGGGGCGTTGGGATTACTGTTCGCTGGCTTCGAGCTGCTTTTCGCGGAAAACGATTTTCGTTTTCTGGCCAGGCTCTGTTATGGCCACGCATTCGAGTTCTGGCCCTTTCGGGGGAGGGTTGCTCACCCACTCCGGCGGCTCAACATACAGGCCGGCCAGCACCAGGAGGGGAATGCAGGCGCGGCCGGCGTCTGTCAGACGGATGGTCGCGCCTTCTTTGTGCTGTTCTTCTTGCTTGATGCGCTCCACCAAACCCTTGCGCTCGAGCGCCTGGAACGTGGTGATCAGTGCCCAGGTAGAGCCGAAGTGATGAAGGCTGCACATGCACTGGATCTGACGGTGGCTGATGGTCAGCGCAAAGGCTGTGCTGGTGACGTAATCGCGGAAATTGCTCATTCGATGGTCCTTAAATGCAGAACCCCGCTCAGTGGCGGGGCTCCGGTTATCGATATTCCCGAGCGGGAAATTTTTGCGTTCAGGCGGTCTGTTTTGCTGATTCATTCCCGTTCGGGAAAGTCGGTGATTGGCGCTCGCTTGAGGCCGCTCATGCCCTTCCCTTATTCGGGCATGGGGTGGTGCCGTCATCAAGGGTGCGGTGATGTCCTGGTCGGCTGCTGCCGCAGAGTAGGCATATCCAGTAATCCTGTGGCTTCGGCTTCGCTGCTACGACTTCCGTGTCGTCCCCCGGCGGCAGTGGCGCCGCGGCGAGCATGTGCATGTAGATGCGCCGGTTGTTTGAGTCCCAGCGATCTGGCGCATTCGGATGGAGTTTCCGACTCCGGACAGTAGCGAGCTGGGCTTCTGTCGGCTCAACAGGCACCAGCTTCCAGCCCTGCACCACGGTCCGCCTGACTGGATCTGGCAGGGCGAGGGAGTAGTCCGGCGGGATAACCTCTTTGACCGTCTTGCAGGCGGGGCAGACATGGCGGTATCCCTTTCCTGGTGGGATGTAGAGGCCAGTCGGCGGGTCGTGCTCCGGATGGATGCACGTTTTGTCCGAGGGCAAGTCGAAGAACATCACTCACCCCCTTGCGATGCCTGGGCGGCGCGCTGTGTTTGCTCAGCATTAGGCGCAGGTTCTGGGTTCGTCCAGCCGCACACATTGCACTCATCACCCCCAAGGCTTCCCAAGTAAGTGCCGCAGTCCGTGTTTTGGCAGTACAGATACATTCCGCTCATGACTGCTGCTCTCCTTTTGCTGTCGCGATAGCTGCGCGTTGTGCCCACCAGTCGCGCGAAGGCTTTTCGACGTTGTCCGCCTCCATGGCCACCATGAGCGCGATCAGGGCCATGCGAGTGCGGCTCGATTGACCGCCGCCGCCACCGCCCGGATTGCAGAATTCGATGCTGCCGCCGCCGTTCTCATCCCAGACGGACACAAACACATCGTTGTCAGAGTCAAAGCCCACGCGAATGTGGGCGACTTGGCTCATGTCTCCGATGCGCCCAATATCGCGCGCCTTGGGCCATGTGATTTCCGCATCCCGCGCGTCTGCCTGCGCCTGGGGCCTCGAGTAGAGGGGGATGTCTGTATCGCGCTTGTTTTCTTGATGCCGGATATGGCAATCCCAGCCATCCGCTGGGCGGTAGTTGCTGCTCGACGAGAAAGATGTAAGCACCTCGCTGTCGATGTATGCCACCGCCTGCGCGGGAAGTCCGGTAGCAGTAGCCAGCAGGGCGCGGGCAGCATTCCAACCTTCGTTGTGCGCAATACGCAGATTGATGTCGTTCGGATACTTCTGGCACGCAGAGCGGTTCATGAGCACCGCAATTTCCGCATCAGGCTCTGGCAGCACCACTGGCGCGGCTGCTGCCGGGATTGCGGTTGCAACGGCACCTTCAAAGCACAGCGCGGTCGGATTGACTCGACCGCCTCCACAGGTTCCCGTGAAGGCTTCGTCAGCACCGCATACACCGCAGGTTCGTTCCAGGGCTGCCGGGGTGGCGGCAAGCGCGGCGCGGGCCTGAGAAGGTGGAGTAGGCGCGTTATTCAAAAATGCCTCCCACTTTTCATGCCCGGTTGTGCTCCCTCCATGAGCGCTGGCGCTAAACCCAGCAGCCAACAACATTTCCTTTGTGACTTTCACTGGCACCAGCTGCCACCCATCAGGCACTGCCACGGCTGCGGGCGCTGCCTGTGCCCAGCCTTCGTCCAGGCCTGCATGCCATGCGGCTTGTTCTGCTGCGGATGGCACCTGAATCTGGTGCAGGCAGGTGCTGCGCGCTGCGAGTGCCGCTTGATAGCCCAGCACCCACATAGCCTTGTCATTGGTGTTCAAGCAGTCAGGTGCATCCGCGATCGTGATCTTGTCTTGCATATAGGTGGCTCCCAGAATGAGAAAAGCCCGCGGCGGCGGGCTGGGGTGTTGGTGTTCAGGCGACTTTTCGCAGCTGGCCCGATTCGCTGTAGTTCGCGGCCACGATCAGCCGCATGGGTAGGGGGCTGACGCTGTTGCCGGCCATCCGTACCTGCGCCGTTTTCGTCAGGGGCTTGCCTGCGGCCGTGCGGTCGATGATGTAGTCCGGCGGGAAGTCCTGAGCGTTGTAGAGCTCGCGCGGCACCAGCATGCGCAGAGTGATGTCTACGATCACCCAGGGCTCGCCCTTGAGCCAGACGGTCACCAGTGCCAGGCGGTCGCGTGTGGTGATGGTCGTAGCCGGCTCGCGCAGATCAGACCATTGACCGCCGCTGCCGTGGTACCGCATGAGGAATGCAGCGCAGCGCAGAGCGCCGGCTTCGTCCTCTTTTCCCAGCTCATAGCGCAGCAAGGCGTGATGCTCGCCGCCTGCTGCCACCACTGGCACCGGTTCGGTCATGGCCTTGCCAGTGCTGTTGCGGCGTAGCGTGGTCAGGTGAGCAACGGCCAACTGCTGCTGGCTTCCGCTCGTTGTGACTGTGGACATGCCGCCGCGCAGGTCACGTGCTGGGGTGGTGTTGAATCCGCCATTGGCTTGGACCATGAATGCAGTTGCCAGGCTCTGGCCGCCACCGCTGGCGGTGATCGTACCGATGGCGCCCCTGATGTCGTTGGTGCCATGGCTGCGGCGCTTTGTCGCGCCAGTGCCCTCGCCATGGCCCGCTTGCACAAGGTAGGCAGACGCTGTTGCGAACTTGTTGCCACCAGCAACCACGGTGCCGAAGGCCTGTTGCAGATCCAGAGCGCGCGGCTCCTGACCTTCTCGCTCTCCATAACCCATCTGAACCAAGGTGCGAGCCGCGCCCTCAACGATGAAAGGATCGTTGCTGCCCAGCACGTATTTCTGCATGCCGTGGGCTATGCGGCGCATCGTGGCCTCGGCCAGATCCTTCTTGCGGCCGAATATGCTGGTACCGGGAATGCTCCAGTCGATGCACTCTGCAGACCATTTGTGCGGCTTGAGTTTGCCTACTGGCTTCTTGGCATGTGTCTTCTCGGGCCAAACGATGGGAAGACCGTCGCGGCGGGCGATCATATAGAGCCGGGTGCGGGTGCTCTTGCAGCCGACATCAGCATTACAGAGGACGCGCCACTGCACGACATAGCCCTGATTGCGCAGCATCTGCACAAAGCGATTCCAGGTCTTGCCCAGCTGCTTCTTGTCTGGCACCAGATACTGGTTATGGCGCGGCACGCGCTCGCCAGGGTTTGCTACGCGGTAAGTGGTCTTGCCCTTGGCAGTCTTCAGCTTGTCCAGCGTGACAACGCGGCCGGTTTCAGGGCAGCGCTTGGCAATCAGCCTGCACCAGAGCAGCATCTGCTCCACGTTCTCCAGGGTGATGACATCGGGCTTGGCAATGCCGCCCCAGCGCGGTACAACCCAGGCCAGAGAGCGAATCTCCTTGCTGCGCGGTTGGCCGCCCAGCGCCTGGCTGTGGTGGGTGCAATCCGGGGAAGCATGCAGCAGGCCTACCGGCTGGCCGCCCGTGGCTTGGCGGGGGCAGACCTCCCAGATGTCGGCGCGGTAGTGGCGCGTCTGGGGGTGATTGGCCTCATGCATGCCGATGGCGTCGGCGTCGTGGTTGATCGCAATGTCAACCGGGCGGCCGATGGCCTGCTCAATGCCTGTGCTGGCTCCGCCGCCACCGGCAAACAGGTCAATCACCAGCTTGGCAGACAGTGCCAGCACAAATTGAGGGGTAAGCATAGGGCTCCAGAAAGCAAAAAGCCCGCTCAGTGGCGGGCTGTGATTCATTGATATTGGCATTCCGCCACATTCATGAACATCTATAAATAGGTGTGCATCCGCTGGCGCTGGATGGCTACAGGCTCAAAGCCCGAGCCCTGAGAATGGGGTGGCGGTGTAGTCGCGGTAGGTTCGATGAATTCGGCATAAATGAACGACCTTGGGACAAACGTTCATCTGCCTGGCCAGCTCGCGCGCCGAGGTGGTAGTTTCGGTGCGAATGCGCTGTACCTGCTCATCATTCAGCACGCGGGTGTGCATGCGGGATGCGGAAATCTTCTTGCCACGTATCAGGCTGGTTGCCGCGTCCATGTTCACCAGGCCGTGGCGTTGGGGCACGCCTCGATCCTGGTAAGCGGCGCAGTCAGGGCACACGCAAGCGCCGTTGTGGCAGGTGGCGGTGACGACGATGGTGTTTTCTGTCCTGGCACTCTTGGGCGGGCGCTTACGGGTGAATAGTTCCAGCATCAAGCCTCGCACACGAATCTGGCTGGGAGGTTTTGACAGGCTAGAGTTCCGCCCCTGGTTGCGCATGGGCATCGCAAGCACAGGCGAGCCGTTAGAGTTGGCGCCCAGCCAGTTCAGACACTTTCCCTCTTCAACTGTGTTCTGGTCGATCTTCTGCAGAACCAGAGCAAGCAGGTGGTAGTACAGGGCCAGGACGACAAACTGCGACATGGTGAGTTCTCCGGGGAAACGAAAAGCCCGGCGCGGGGCCGGGCTTGGTGCAATGCATGGCGACGTGGGCCATGCGGAAACGACTCTTAGCGGCCTACCGAGAAACCACCCAGCAGTACCTGGGGTGCATTTACGTTCCCGTAGTCGTAGAAGCTCTTGCGGACCACCTCCGCAAATTGCTCGGCCATTTCTTCCTCGTGGATCTCTTGGCCCAGGATGGACAGCGCGAAGGTGGGAGTGCGTTCGCTGGTCAGGATGGACACACGCACATAGAACGTGCGTTCTTCCAGTTCCTTGTAGGGGCGGGTCGTCAGAACCAGGAATGCGGGGATGGTGGCATTCTCGCCCTTGGCCTTGGCGCTCACAGACTCCATCTCACTGCGTTCGGTCGACAGGGCTTCAACGCTGGACGTGCTGTTGTTGATTTGCTCGATGCTGACGCTGCGAATGCCGGAAACGACATGGCTGATGACGAGATCGGCAAGCTCCTTGTCTTGCGCCTTGACGTGGTCGCGCCATTCTTCGATCCACTCGGCCAGCTCCTTCTGGCTACGGTGGCGGCTGGTGAGAGTGCGTAGCGCCGCGTAGGCTGCTGTCTTGCGAAGCTCAGCAAAGGCGGTGTTGTCGCCATGGCCGGGTTCTTCTGGAGTACCTTGGTTCAGCACAGCCTTGGCCTTCATCTCCTCCGCATTGACATAGATCGTGCAGCCCAGTTCGCGGTGCTGGCTCACGTATTGCGCGAAGTCCGCAACATAGGGCGTAGCAAACACATTGCGGGCACGGTTGCGTAGGGGCCGATACTGCTCCAGATCCTGAATCTTGAAATCTTCGTGCAGCGCGGCCACAGTCTTGCCACCGCTCAAAGCATGTTGCAGTGAATTGTTTGAAGCTGCAGTTGCTTCGGCCTGGATAATTTGTTGGATGGCGGATTTGTCGAACATGGGTTTCCTTCAGTAGGTCGGAACAACAAAAAAGCCCGAGCGGAATTGCTACGGGCTTGAGGGAAGTCGGGATTTGCAGGATTAAGCGCCAGGAAGGGCGGTAGGTCCCTTGGGCAGCAACTCCATCTGGGACTCCGGCATGATGGTCAGCTTGCCGTACCTGCCCACATGCATGACGGTTTCGCGGGATACCTTCTCGCTGGCTTCGCCGTCCATGGTGGGGCGGGAAAACTTCAGGGAATGCTTGATGCTGACCTGCTGCGTTTTCTTGATGCGGGTGAAATCCAGCTCCAAGGTGATCTTTCCCTTGCGGTCGTTGTCAACCACGGATGCGGCAACAGAGCCCAGGGCGCGGGCGAGCATGGCGAGGTACTGGCCGCCGTCAAATTCACCCAACACTTCATTGGGCTCGTTGACGGTTGCAGATGCAGAGCTATTGGCTGCGGCCGTGCTGGGCTGTGTCTTGCTGGCGCTGCTTGGGGTGGTCGGTATGGTGCTCATGAATACTCCTCTGGAAAAAAGAACCCGCTGTTTAGCGGGTGGCGTCGTGTGTGGAGGCTGCGTCAGGAAACGGGATTCGCTGGCCACCGGGATAGTTCAGCTGGCCATGGGCCCGGCTGGGGAGCTCAAAGGCCCGGAAGCGGGAATCTGGAATGCCAGGAGTGCGCTGCAGCTCCTTGCCGTCATAGCAATCCGAGGGCGGCGTGTAGCGTGGCTTACCCTGCTGGCTTTCACGCTCGGCACGCTCTGCATGGGAGAGGACTTGCCAGCTGCGCACGTTGAAATCGCGGCTGGATTCGCTGGGGGATCTGCTCATTGAGTCACTTTCAGGCATTGAACGGTCTTTTCATCCAGCCACTCGGCGTGCATGCCGGGGCAGGCGAAGGCATCGCGCGCAGCCATGTGGACTGCGCGGGCGGTGGATGGGGATTCGGTGGGCTCTTCATCGGCCTGGGCAGGGCCAGTGACCCAGAGCAGCAGCAAGAGCACGGAGCAGGCGGCCAGCGCGATTGCGCAAAGGTGCTTAGACATGGGTTTCATCCTCTTGAGGGTCGTCATCGCAATGCAACGCACTGCGGTGAATCAGCAGAGAGCGATAGCCGGGGCTGTCGCCGGATGTTGTGCAGTCGATCTGGTGGACGGTGCCGCCTGCACGGGTGCGGCTGGTGACAGCGAAGGCGGGAAGCCCTGGCAAGTGCTCCAGGCCGGGGATGGGCTTTTCGCAGAGCAGTGGTGTGTGGCCGTTCTGCTTTGCCATGCGCGCGGCGATCTTTGGGGATACGCCGATGGCCTGGCCCAGCCGCGCTGCGGTTGCTCCGGAGCCGAAGACTCTCAAGAATTCAAATGGATCTTGAAATCGCATGAAAAGACCTCTGGCGCTTATCTATAAAGCGCGTTCAGCTATCAAAATTGAATCGATCGCGCTCACATGGGCCAGGCATCGGGCGTCTGGGCGATCACCACGGCCGCGCCGATCAGGCAGAAGAGGCCGAACAGGGTCAGCGCCCACTGAAGGGCAATCAGTAGCTTTGTTCCAGGGCCGGGGCGATCAGGAGCAGGGCGGCTATCAGCAGCACGAGGGCGATGGTGGAGATGCGCGGCCATTTCACAGACCTCCCTTCTCGCGCAGGCGTTGCAGGAGGTCTTCATCAACTGGGTGAGTAGTGCTTGTCATTTGAGGCGTCAGTCGGTGAAAGGGTCGGCCAGGGTGATGGGTTCGACAGGTGTGAGCAGGTCGCGCTTGCATTTGCCTTTCATGCGCCACTTGTGAGCGATGTGCTCAAGCCGCGAACCGAAGTCGCTGCGCCCGTACATGAGGTTGAGGTGTTCGTGCACTTCTCGCCTTATGCGAGCGTCGAACTTCATGAGCACCAAGGCCATCTCCAGGTGCCTCTCGTCAAGTACGCGCAGATCGGTCAGATCAAACTGGAAGCGGTGGCCGTTGTAGAAGCTCAGCAGCATCCCGGCCGCAGCACGGGCGCCGCTGTGGCAGTGGCCATCAGCCAAGATGAAGAAGTAGGCAAGGATGCGCAGGGGATCTTGCTCGGGTGAAGACGTGGACATGGAGTCTCCTGTTGTGGGCAAAGAAAAAGCCCGCGAGCGGTTGCTGCGGGCTTGAATAGAGTGCCGGTGACCTTTTGGGTCGTGCCTGGGAAAGAAGGTGAGAGGGAGGGAGGAGAGAAGCCCAGGCCCGGCATAACAGGTAGATGAGGTCGAATTCTGCTTGATGCTTTTCAGGTGTTCAATAGGAGTTCGGCTTACCTAAAACTGGTACGAAAGAAAAAGCCCGCGAGCGGTAGCTGCGGGCTTGAATAAAGAGCCGGTGACCCTTTCGGGCCATGCCTGGGGAAGAGGTCAGAAAGGGAGGGAGGAGTTAACCCCAGACCCGGCGTAACAGGTAGATGGCGTCGAATTCTGCATGATGCTTTTCGGGCGATCAATAGGAGTTCGTCTTACACCAAGGAGGTGTAGAACCATCTGGCGTGACCACTGTCGCCACGACGCAAGCGCCGTGTTCCTAACTGCCGCCAGCACAGGCCCATTCCTGTGCCGCCGTACCTGCTCGAGTGGTCACGCCAGATGGCCCTCTGCAGCAAGGGCGCAAAAAAGCCACCTCGAAAGGTGGCTGAAAAGGTTTGCGTGGGTGGCCTATGCGGACTGAACTGTGATCATCATCTCGGCGTTCGCAGCCGCTATGCGATGAGCATTGGATTGCTTCCAAATCGTAGCTTCGGCTTGCAAGGCAACTTTGCGCTCTTCATAGGAGTTACCCCGTGCGATCAGGAGGCTGTCTCTAAGGTCAAAGTGCCCAATGAAATCGAGCTGCCAACCTACCAACGCATCACGGTTCAAGCCCTCAAACTTACCAGTCAAGAGCCAGTTCACCAGCTTGTGCTCTGTCATGAAGTGATGGCTTTCAACTGTTTTGCCAGCTGACTCACGGCACTCCTTGACCACTGCATGCAGAAGTTTGGCTGACGCAACGGATATATGCCGCATGCGACTCCAGTCCTGCTTACCTGAAATGATTGCATCAATACGTGCATCACACCAGATGGCGAACTTCACATCCAGTGATCTTGCAAAGGGCACTGCTAACTTTGGATGGAACCATGTTCCTCCACCATTCTCTGGGCTGCCAGCTTTAGAGGAAACGAACCCTGTCTGCTTTGCTAGTGCAAGTAGTTGAGTCTGAGACTTTGCGGATTCTCCATCTAAGCCTTTGATTTTGCTGAATTGTTCCAGAAAATCACCTTTGCCATGACTGGCTGCAAGCTCGCTCAAATACTCAACAGTGTCGCGCTGTCGAAGCCATTGGAGAGGCTTTTTGGCGAACTTGGCCGCTGCCTCTGTTGCGTTGAACCATCCGTCATTGCGGATAGTGATGGGATGACCTTCGTAGGCCAGCGTGTTCAGTTGCATACGCTATTTCCTTTGATAGCTGCACGCGTCGGCGAATTTCATGCCACATGTGGAATAAAATTGGTACAATCGCCGACACACTAAAAACTGATTGCTGTCCGCCAAGACAAGTGGCAATCAGGGGGAAGTTACCTAACTTAGGGACCAGCTATCGCTGGTCCTTTTTGTTTTGGCAACTTCTAAGTTTGCCATCATGTTTGAATCCCCTGACGTTTGACATGTAACAAACCGCAGCATCCTCATCAAGATGCTCTTATTTGCCCGATTTCTCCCAGCTTGCGCTGCTTCCGCAGTCACGCCAGATAGCCCCCGCTACTTTCCCGGGGTGTTCATGATGGGCACCTAAGACCGGTGCAATTACCCTCTTGCAGTATTCCAGCCGGGCCTTGCAGGCCTGGTTTGTAAGAACCGGGGAGCCGACCCCCGGCACCATCATCTAGGAGGCTGACACACATGCCGTTTCCGCCTTGCGTTTCCGTAGAGGGCTTTGGTTCAGTCAGTGCGCAGCCGCCTAGATGATGGCCCCGCTAAAGCCCTGCGGGGGAAGGCACATGCATGCCGCATGCTGGCTAAACGCTCACATTTCAGAATCTCCAGGCATTAAAAAGCCACCTCTGGGGTGGCGGTAAAAAAACGCGCACAGCGCGGGTTTTTGGTTATCGATCCGGCTGCTCAAGATCTAAGGTGTATGTGTCGCCGAAGCGAGGATGGATTCTGTTCAGCTTATTGATGAAATCCGGGTAGTCGTTAGAGAGCTTCATAGCCGTTACGACAGATGCAAGGTGCTCGCGCAGCTTTGGATGACCAACTTCCTGAGTCAAGCGCCGATGCAGGTGTGCTTTTTTTTCGTCCTTTGCTGCTTGGCGCTTCAGCTCCTCAAGCAGCCCGGGAGCAAGGCGCTCATAAACGATGTCGTTGGTCAAAACACCGAAGTATTGAGGGCGGAACTTCGGATTGTCAGGTGGGTACTTCAATCCACGCAAACGGAACATCTGTTCGTAGAAATCAGTGGGGAAGGCTCGTACATATGGTTGTAGCTCCTTCGCTACAAAGGCTTCAAGGATTTTTGCAAGTGAGTCCTTTGCGCGATCCTTTTCATAGCCCGTGACCTCATCAACGAGAGCGATGATGCCAACTCGAGCAAAGCCCCGAACAAGAATTTCGCATTGAGCTGCGATGTGCTCCTGGTGATGAAGCAGAGCTCCCGCTTTTCTGGCCGCAAGTACTGCATCACATATGTCTGCAAGTGTCGTTGCTTCATAGCCGGTTGCTGGATTTCCTCCTGTCGGTGCCTGGAATCGAACAGGGGCTCCCATCCTGATCGCTAAGTCATTGGAAATAAAGGGAGATATTGCTTTTCCAGAGGTGAATTTCGTCAGTCGATCACCATCGGACCCTCCGGCGCTGCCTGTGGTCATCCCAAGTGCTTTAATCATCCCACCCAGTGACAGCACGCGGCGCCCATCCTCAAGCACATAGCAGGGAATGTCTACTTCGCCAATACGCAGTGGATGATCTGAGGAGCCGTGGGTCGCCTTCATAACCTTCTCGCCCCATCTTGCGGTCGCCCCTTTCCTAGCTCGCTCTTTGCGCTGATCATCAGTCATCTTCTCCGCTACAGCTCGACCACCAGCTGCGCGCTTAGGCTTCTTTTCATTAGGCATATGCAAGCATGTTGAAAGTTTTGATGCTTGCAATGTAGCGAGTGTTTGAAGTGAATGCAAGCATGTAGTTTTTGTGAATGCTTGCATTTAAACCGCAGCGCCCTGTATCAAGACGCTCTGGTTTCCCTCCTGATGACGCTCAGGAGGACGCGCCGATTGCTCGGTGGGCTTTTCTGTTCTTGGTATCCCTGAATACCTCAACAGGTTTCTGTTCTTGGCATCCCGTCTGCCTCACCCCGTACCGTCCCAGGGGCTGGACTCTCAGCGTCGGCACCTTCTTCTGCTGGTGCCACATCTCGTTCGCGTTGCCTGATCCCATCCGGGGGCAGAGCGCTACTGGCCTTGTGTGAGCGATCCTTTCACCCCCTTGCACTTGCGTGTCTCTTGGAAGTGCGGCCGATCTCGCCGCTTGCCGATTGGTGACCCGGCTCGACTGCCGGAAGAACAAACGGGGCTGGCTCGATCACTTGCACCCAGCGCAGCGTTTTGTTTCTGCGATGGATGTACTTTAGCCTGAGGCTAATAAATGTGTCAATAGCTCTAGGCTAAATTTGTCTAAATTTTGTTTAGCCCTGGGCAAAAAAAAGCCCGCTATTGCGGGCTGTGCTTTTTTAGGAGGTGGTTCTATTTGAAGAAGCGGCGGTGCTCCACCATGGTGCCGATGATCTCGATCGGCTGTTCGTCGGAGCGCATGGTAGGGTAGTCCTCGTTCAGTGGGACAAGCTCAAAAACTTCATTTCCAAGTACATCGATAGAGCGAGGGCGGTACTTCTTAAAAGTTGCCTCCTCCCTCCCGTTCTTCGCTGCAACAAACGAACCGGGGCGCGGCTTTACAGAGGGGTCAATGATGACTGCATCGCCCTCCTTGAAGTCAGGCTCCATCGAGTTTCCGCGAATAGTAAGAACAAAGGTTTCCTTTGAGTGCCTGTCGCTGGTGATGAGCCAGTCGTGAGCATCGCTGGGCTGAAATACGCTAACGATTTCAGTCCAAAGCCCGGCCTGGACGTATGAGATGACGGGGACGCGGCGGACGCCCTCCAACTTGGTGAATTCAACGTTGGACCCACCTGTGGTGCTTAGCTCTTCGCGGAGTGCAGGCTGGTCCATCCAGCCTTCGGGCTTGTTCGTCTTAGTCTCAATCTCTCTTGCAATTGCATTGCTCATTACCCGGGGTTTGCCTGTCTTGGAGTTGATCGAGGCGTTAAGCCATTGGCTGATTTGGGCGGGAGCTTTGCCAATTACTTCGGAGAGCGCGGCTTGACTGCCGGCTTCTTTGATGAGCCGGCCGAGGTTCTCACGGCGCGTAACGTCAATGGGTTGCATGTTTTGAGTATTTAGCAATTGGCTAATTGCAGCAATGAGCCTGGAGCTATTGACTTGCATTAGCTTAAGGCTAAAATTTGATGCATGAAGCTATCGGAACACCTCAAGACTTTAGAGCGAGGCGGAAAGTCTTCGTTTGCCCGAAGGATCGGTGCACACGCCTCTGATCTCTCGGATTGGTGCAGTGGTGAGCGGCCGATACCGGCACGCTACTGCGCAGCAATAGAGCGCGAAACTAATGGGGCCGTAACTCGCGCCGAGTGCAGGCCTGACGACTGGCAGGTCTATTGGCCTGAGCTCTCTCAGCCATCCACCCCAGAAAAGGAGGTGGGCCATGACTGACACCACCAAGCGCATTGCGCAACGCCGGCAGCTCAAACGTGCCCGCGCCGCATATCGACGCTCCGTGCAGAGCGCGGCTGTTGTGAAGGCACTGCACCGGGCGATGCATGCCCCTGAGGTGATGGCGGTTAGCCCTGTTGATGGTTTGCGGCTGTCATCCAGTCCAGGTGCGACTTCATCTTTTGAAAAGTGCTTTTCCCACCATGAAGAAGTACGCCTGGCTGCACCTGCATCAGCGCCGCGAGGCGTTCTGCCGTTGCCGCGATCTGGTCGCTCTCTGATGAGTTTTGAACTGTCGAGCGGAGCAAAAGCATGAGCGCCATTCTTTGCGCAGCGCTTTCCTCCAGTTGTTCCTCCAAGAGTTCGATGCGCTTGGAGAGCATCTGCACGATATGTAAATTTTGCTGGAGCGCTTCGGTCAGCGCTTCGATGTCGTTGTTCATGTCCGCCCCTCGCGGGAATGGTTGTGTAGGAGCTTCCATTCTGCCCCGGGAGGCGGTGGGCACCCAGGCGCAGCACGCCGCGCAAAACCGAATCTCCTTGGCTTTGGCCAATCGCTACCCGGCGGGCTCCCCGCTGTGGCACCTGTTCAACAACTTCTATCGCCATACCGTGCACAAAGCGGATTGCGCGGAAAACCTGCACGAGGAGGTTATGCATGACTAACTCCACCAAGCGCATCGCGCCACTCTTCGCTCACCTGTCTAAGGCTCAGAACACTGCGCTTGCTGCTGTTCTGGACGCGCTCAAGGGTCTGCCTCCGGAGGACGCGCAGGAGGTCTTGGATCACGCCATTGCCCATCTGGCCGGTGACGAGCTCACACCCATGTTTGCCCGCGGCATAGCTGGCCCGTTCGGGAAGCTGGACACCCCGGCCAAAACGTGGATCGATTCGCGCACCGACGAGCTTTTCCGTCAGAAGGCTGCCGCGCGCCGTCAGGACGTATCCAGCGCCCAGCGCGACTGCATCTACGCCTGGGTACACGGCAAGACCTACACGGTGATGGTTGCTGAAAAAGCTTTGCATGACGCCAATGCTATGGACATCCGCGCTCAGATGGCAGTGCCATTTGAGGGGAGCGAATTCGGAGGGCATGGCCGATGAATCTGAATCCGACACTTTCACCGGCGGCCGTGCCGCTGACCATGAGCAGCCGCGACATTGCAGAGCTGACCGGCAAGGATCACTTTCATGTGATGCGTGACCTGCGCGCCATGCATGGACAGCTGGGGACTATGTTCGGTGGGTCTATCCATCCTTGGATACACCCCCAGAACGGGCAGACCTACGACGAGTACCTGCTGGACAAGGACACCAGCCTGACCCTGCTGCTGGGCTACGACCCGGTGGCCCGCATGAAGGTGGTCAAGCGCTGGCAGGAGCTGGAGGCTCAGCAGGCCCCCAAGCTGCCCCAGACCATGGCCCAGGCGCTGCGCCTGGCCGCAGAGCAGGCCGAGCAGATTGAAGCTCAGCAGGAGCAGCTGGCGCTGGCCGCGCCCAAGGTGGAGTACGTGGACCGCTACGTGGCGGCCAACGGCTCTATGGGCTTTAGGCAGGTAGCCAAGCTGCTGCAGGCCAATGAGCATGAGTTTCGCGCCTGGCTGCAGGACGCGAAGATCATGTACCGCCTCGGCAATGAGTGGACGGCCTACCAGAACCATATCGAAGCTGGCCGTTTTGTGGTGCGCGCCGGCGTGGCTACAGCCAACGAGCACGCATTCAACACCACCAAGTTCACCCCCAAGGGCGTGGAGTGGGTGGCAGGTCTGTGGGGCAAGCACAAGGCCCGGCTTGCGCAGGACAGCGGGGTGACAGCATGAGCACCATCATCATGGCGGCCTGCTGGCCCCTGCAGGGCATGAGCCCGAGCCAGAAGGCAGTCCTCATTTCTCTGGCTGACCAAGCCAACGACGATGGCGTGTGCTGGCCTGCAGTCGGCACGATTGCTGCACGTACATGCCTGTCCGAGCGCGCTGTGCGCGATGCCTTGGCCTGGCTGCAAGCTGCTGGCGCTGTGTTCCGCGAGTACCGCCACAACACCAGCACCAGCTACACCGTCTGTCCCAAGCGCTTTGACCCGGCCAAGGCTCCGGCGGAGAGCAAGCGCACCACCAAGCGTAAAACCGATGTGGCGGCAAATGCCGCCCCCCCTGCGGCTGCCGCCCCAGGTGCAGATGCCGCCCCACCGGCAAATGCCGCAGTACCCCCGGCAAATGCCGCCCCAGCCCCGGCAAATGCCGCCGGTCTAGAGGGGCAAATGCCGCCCCCAAATCATCAGTTGAACCGTCACTTAACCGCCAATGAACCATCCCCGGCCGCTTCGCAGCCGGGCCGTGATGGGGTAGGTGAGCAGGAAGGCGAGGGGGAGACGGCTCTGCAGGCAGCCTGCCGTAAAACCTGGGCGGCTTACTGCGATGCCTACGTGGAGCGCTACGGGGTCAAGCCTGTTCGCAATTCTGCGGTGAACGCGATCGTGAAGACGCTGGTCAAACGCCTTGGCTACGAGGAATCGCCGCTGGTGGCTGCGTGGTACGTGCGCTGTGTGAACGAGACTTTTGTGACGAAGAACACCCACGGCGTGGGTGTGTTGGTCAACCAAGCCGAGAGCTATCGCACGCAGTGGGCGCGGGGCCAGGCCGTGACAGCAACGGCGGCGCAGGCTGCGGACAAGAGCAGCGCCAACTTTGACGCCATCGAGGAAGCCAAGCGCCTGACGCGCCAGCGCAAGGAGGGTGGCAATGCTTAACGAGCACGACACCGACTGGCTGCTTGAGGAGCTGGGCGCAACGATGGAGCTGTCTGGGCAGCAGATCCGCCCGGCCGCGCTGGCGCTGCTGGCCTCTGACCTCTCTCACATCGACAAGCCACTACTGCGCATGGCTCTGGCCCGCATCCGTGCTGAGCACAAGGGGCAGATCCTGACCGGCACGGTGCTGCAGTACGTGGACCACGCCATGGGCCGGCTGCTGCCGGCGGAGGCCTATGCCTTGGCACTGTCCAGCTCGGACGACAGCGCCACCATCGTGTGGACGAACGAGATTGCCGATGCCTGGGCCGTGGCCGCGCCGCTGCTACGTGCTGGCGACAAATTCGGCGCCCGCCAAGCTTTCATTGAGGCATACGGCCGCATCACCGGTGAGGCCCGCGCCCAGCGCCAGCATCCTGTGGTGCAGGTCAGCCTGGGTCATGACCCCGAGGGCCGCACCCGCGCTCTGCAGGAGGCCATGACTGCCGGCCGTTTGCCGGGTGGTCTGGAGGCATTGACCGAGGATGTGCGCCACCAGCTGCAACTGCCCGCCCCGCGATCTGCGCTGGCGCTGCCAGCCCCCGAGAGTGCACCAACAGGAGCTGAGCGCACCGCGCTGCAGCAGTTGGCCAAGCTGCGCGACCACTTCGCGCGCAAGGCTGGCCGCTTCACCCATGCCCAGGTCCTGGCCAGGGCAGACCGCATGCGCCTGAACCAAGAGAAGCGCAAAACCGCCGCCGCTGTGCTGGCCTACCAGCAGGGAGAGGTGGCATGAGTGAAAAGCGATTTACCAAAGCACTACCTCGCAGCCAGGGACCATCTGGTGCAACTGGCAATGACCCCGGGATGGTGGCACTACTCAAGGCAAAGGGCTTTGGAGTTGGAAGAGGAATCCGTGACACATGGTCACGGGCTGTGGCAGGGAATGCGGGAAGCGGTGCGGGCCGAGCTCAAGCGCCTGCGGTTCAAGCCGCTGGAAAGCGATCTGGAGCCGGTGGAGCCAAGTACGGCAACAAAAAGACAGTCACCCCCGATGGGGTGAAGTTCGACAGCCGTGCCGAGGCCCGCCGCTGGGGGCACCTGTGCATGCAGCTGCGCGCAGGGGAAATCACCGAGCTGCGCCGCCAGGTGGCCTATGAGCTGGTGCCCGCCGTGAAGTTTGCCGATGCGAGTCGCGTCAAGCCGGCCATTCGCTACGTGGCCGATTTTGTCTATGTGGAGAAGGGCGTGGAAGTGATCGAGGACGTGAAGGGCGTGCTGACCACCGAATTCAAGCTCAAGCGCCACCTGATGAAGGCTCTGCTGGGCCTGGAAGTGAGGCTTGTCAAATGATCCAGCCATTGGACCCTGCATTTTTTGGGAAGGTCGTGCCGCTGGGGGGCGAGCGTAAGCCCCCCAGCGCCTCACGCATAACGCGGCTGGTTTGGCCGGAATATGACCGCCTGCCGGATGGGCGCTACCTCATTGAGCGCTGGATGGAGAACCGCTGCTGCAACCGGGTACAGGTCGGCGCTCGCACTATCTACGTGGTCAACGACTACGGTTTTTTGGTGCCTGTAGAGGACTGGGGGCGCGCATGGTACTGATGCGTCGTAAGCCCCTCAATCCCGGCAAGGGCTTCCAATCTCGCGGTGGCTGGGCTGGCGCTGGGCTCCGTGATGAGCAGGACGAGGGCCACTACCGCGAGCCGGGCCAGGCCGAAAGCCGTGAGCAGCGCCTTGCCGAGCGCGCCGCCCGCCAGATCGAGAGCGCGCTTGCAACGGCCAGCATGGTGCCCGAGAACGTCACCATGGCCCCTGGGGCTGGCACGACAGGTATAGCTGTGCTGAAAGAGCACGCCATCGAAAGCGAGCCATACCGCCGACTGGTGGCAGAGCTCCCTTGCTTTTGGTGCGGCATCAGCGGCTATAGCCAGCATGCCCATCTGAACTACGGCAAGGGCCTGGGCCTGAAGACCGACGACCGCACGGGCTTCCCGCTCTGCTGCAGCCGCCCAGGCATTGAAGGCTGCCATGTGGCCTATGACAACTATCGACTGCTCGAGCACGGAGGGCGCGAAGCCCACCGCGAGTACGGCATTGAAGCCGGCCGCTTCACCCGCGAGCAGATCCTGAAAGCTGGGCTGTGGCCCAAGAAGCTGCCGCCGTGGCAGGAATCCCCCAGAAATACAAACTGATGGCCAGCTCTCCCCATATCTATAAGCGCTTCATTCTCCCGTCCGGAAAGGTCGTGGAGGTCCGCCGAATCGAGCAGGGCACCAATCCCGAGGCGGTCGTTCGGGAAGTGAACGAGAACGATCAACTTGCGCCGCGTGAGGACACACTTACACTGCGCTTCCTTCTGACCCATTGCAAAAAAGCACTCTGATGAACCAATCCCAAACCGATAACCAATGGCCAGACGGTACCCCTCGCAGCCAGGGCAATGCATTTGATGTGCTGTATCGCTCGCGGCATGCTCCGAACAGTCCGGAGCCTGACTCGCGCCGCAAGGCCGGAGCCAAGCACGGCAGGGCGCTGCCGTTCAGCTTGCCTGGCACTCGTGCCCGCACACGTTGAGAGGATGCCCGCGTATGGATGAAGAACTGAATAAGCAGGTGGCCGAACATGTCTATGGCATGACACGTGAGGCGATTGAGGCATTGCCGTGGGGTGTTCCTGATTTTTCCGGGGATAGGACGTGGGCTGCAGGGGTTGCGAATCGGATGCTGCGTCACCCCAAACCTGTGCTCACACGCTTCGATGCAGCGTTGAGTGATGCCGCAAAAGCCTGGGGCTGGGGCTGGGGATCAAAGCCTGAACATCAGGGGATCTCCGTGCTGCTCATTGTTTTAACGCCCGATGAGATTTGTAAGGCAGCGTTAAAGGCTATTCGTGAAAAGCAGGATCCACAGGAGATTGACGTAGCCAATGTTACTGCAGCGAAATTGGCGGCACGCAGTATCCCCTTGGGTGAATCATTTACGGTGATGCAGCCTATGTCTTGCGAGCCAAGACCCGCCAAGAAGGAACGGGATCTACACCCAGGCCGCATGCTGATCCTGACTGTGAATCACCCAACGCTTGGCGATGGGAGGCTCAAGCCCATAGTGGTCGAGGCCTTGAAGGAGTATCTGGCTCGGCTAGAGTGCGATGAAGTCGGCAACCAGAAGACGGATTCGATAGAACTGCCTTCTGGGGCTCGGCTGGATGCGGTGGCCTTTGGGCCGGATGACCTAATCTGATTGCTAAAAATGTTCTCTTGCCCTTGTCATGGCCCATGAATAAAAGGCGGGGGACCAGCCGTTGATCTCAGTGAGGCTGTGATTTGGAAATGCAAGGGGCAACCGCCAAGCCAACCACTCCTCAAGTGTCGTAATTGAGTCTGGGGCCACATACTTGTTGCCCAACACCCGCACCTCAATCAGTGAGACCTGAGTATCGAGGGGCCATGTTCTGAGGGAGGTCCATTCCTTCAGGATGCCTGCGAGAGTGGCTTCCGGCGACATTGCATCGCCTGCCGCTTCAATGCCTAGGCGATAAAAAATACCTTGGGCAGAGCCATTGGGGCCGATCTGCATTCCACGTTGGCGCTGAAGAATATTCGTGAATGAATTGATTTCTGAGTTGAAGGCGGCTGACACGCGCTTAAAGAAAGACATTCGATTTCCCCCTCTATCTTGTTGTTAATAAATGTATCAGAGGGTGACTCGGTGCCCCCTTGAAATCCCTGCAGTGCTGTCGTTTCATTGCCGGCTACGAGCGCGTGGTGCGCTGAAGGAGTCTTAGCGATGGGGAAAAGCACCAAGGTCGATAACTCTGGCGCGAACGCGGCCGCGCTGATGCAGGCCCAGTTGTCCAAGGAGCAGTTGGAGTGGGCCAAGCAGATCTACGGCGAGACGGCCGGGGAGCGTGCCCAGGCTACAGCTATTGCTGATCAGGTATCCCGCTCGCAACTGGATGCACAGAATCTGCAGAACAAGGTCGCCCAGGCTGGCTACGAGGACTACACGAACACCTACCGACCCCTTGAGCAGAAGCTGGTAGCGGATGCTCAGAACTACGACACGCCAGAACGGCGTGCCGCCGAGGCAGCATCTGCGAGTGCGGATGTCGCAACCAGTATTGCTGCCCAGCGCGGAGCCACGATGCGCGCGATGGAGCGATCAGGCGTGAACCCGGCCAGTAGCAAGGTAATGGCGCTACAGGGCTCCATGGACATTGGCGCGGCCAAGGCTCAAGCTGGCGCTGCCAACCAGGCCATGCGCAATGTGGAGCAGCAGGGCTATGCGCGCAGGATGGATGCGGCCAACCTGGGCCGGAACATTGCCAGCGCTCAGGGTACGAATGCTTCCATCGCTTCGCAAATCGGCGCGGGCGCGGTAGGCAGCGCCAATGCAGGACTGGGCGCGGCTACGAGCGGGCAGGGAATCTTGAATTCAGGATACGCAGGCGCCCAGGCCGGGCTGGCTGGGGCCGCGAATACATATAACAACATTGCCCAGAATCAAATCAAGGCCGATCAGTCTGGAGATGCTGTATGGGGAGCCTTTGGGAGCGCTGCCGGAGCGCTTGGAAGTGCTGCGATTAAGAGGTGGTCTGATCGCAATATGAAAGAAGACATTCGCCCGGCATCAGGCAAGAGCGCATTGAATGCGGTACGCGATACGCCGGTGGCGTTATGGCGCTACAAGGATGATTCCAAAGGGGCAGATGGAGGGCAGCAGCACTTGGGGCCTATGGCTCAGGACTTACAGCGCAACGCCGGGGATGCAGTTGCGCCAGGTGGCAAACAGATCGACCTTGTAAGCGCCAATGGGCTGACTATGGCAGCTGTGCAGGAGTTATCAAAGCAGGTTGACACTATTGCTGCAAAAGTAGGGGCAAACCTACCGCATCAGCAGGCCAAGAGCGGCAAGCAATTTGTTGCCGCCCTTGCGCATCAGCGGGAAAAGTGACGCCTACTCAACGCAATCAAAAATAAATTCGGCCGTGTCACTTGTTGGTCTTTGTGCAAGACGGGCATAGCGCGAGTGTTTTGCACACTCTTTGTCTGCAAGATCTTGGGACTCCTTGATGCGAGCATCGCCAGCCCTTACAACGACGGTGCGCGGACTGCTGCTTATGACCTCTACAGCGCATCCGGAGAGTAGGACTGCGCACGAAGCAAAAATACCAATCTGAAAAGCTCTCATCCTCTCATTCCTCCTGTGCTAAGAAATGTAGCAGAGCCGCAGCACTCATACCCCCTTGAATCTGGCTCGGCACTGTCGTTTCATTGGCCGCGCCGGGGCCAACTGTGTGCGCTCCAGGCATACAGGGGAAACACATGGCGAGTCCGATCATTGCCTTCCTGGCTGGCGCAGGTTCTGGCTATCTGAAACAGCGAGGAGTTGAAGAGGATCGCCAGCGCCAAGCAGAAGACCAGGCATTCCAAAACGAGCAGCGCGAGGTCTGGCGAAAGCAGCAGGCAGAGGCAGATACGCTGAATACCAACCTCAAGAATGCTCAAGCTTCTGCTGAGGTTGTGGAGGGGGATGTGGGGGACCAGAGCGCGGGCCCACCTATCCCAGCTCCCCTACGCCAGCAGCCAGCGATTGCTGCGGCGCAACTAGGCGGCACGGGGCAGCCTGCGACGCAAAGCGCGACAGCTACGACTATGGCTGGACAGGTGGGCACTCAGATGCCAGCGCAGGCGACCCCGCAGGTGTTTCGCATGGTGGCACCGGGCGGGGTGAACAAGACCTTCAATTCCGCAGCCGAGGCGCATGCAGCAGCCAAGGAGTATTCGAGCCCAGAGGCGGCAAATGCCCGTTTTGTTGCGGCCTATCGCGGCGCAGGGCAAGTGGACAAGGCTCTGGAGGTGGAGCGCAATATGACGCAGGGCCAGGCGGCGCGGATGCAGTTGGACGACGGCATCAAGGCTCGGGCTGCCAAGGATGCGAACGCGCGCCTGATGCAAGCCATGGGCGGCGGGGCGGCCGGGTTGCAGAGCTTCTTCGACCGCTCCAATCTGGTGAATGGCGCTCAGGTGGGCTTTGATACGGGCAAAGACGGCAAGGTGCAGTTCTACACCCTTGATAGTGAGGGCAAGAAGAGCCTGATGGGGGCAGCCGTTGAGAACACGCAAGAGGCGCTGTCCCGTGCGGTGATGCCTTATTGGCAGGGGCTGGATGCGATCCAGTACATGGACATCCTGCACCGCGATACCCAGGCCCAGCGTGCACAGGCGAACAGTGACCGCACTTTCGCTCTGAGCGAGCGCAAGGTTAATGCGGACATCAGCGCCCGTAATCAGCAACTGTCGATTGCCTCCGGCAAAGCATCTGGAAGGGCCGGAGCGGCCTCTGGTGTTGATCTGTTTGAAGGGTTCGACCCTCAAAAGGCACTGGCTCAAGGTCAGGCGCGCGCTGCCAAATTGGCAGAGGATGCGCGGGCCAACGGCAAGCCGATCACGACTGCACAAGAAGCGCAGATTGCCCAAGAGTACGCCCGGGAGCTTCGCGGTGCCGTGTATCAGAGCAACGTGCAGAGGCAGAACGAGGAGTACTTTGCAGCAATGGCCAGGCTCGCAAAGACGCCTGAGCAGATAGAGGCTGTGCGCGCGGCCGGGGTAGCTCAGGGCATGCCGGCGGAGGTCATGGGGCGGATTGATTCGCGGCTTGCTCCAGCTCCAGAGAAACCTGCTGGCGCGAAGACAGCCCCGGCGTCGAAACAACCAAACACCCCCAAGCCCACCATAGCAGCCAAAGAAGTTGGTGGCGGGTTGCCACCGGCAGCTGCATCCGCTGGCGAGCGGCTGGACAAAGCCCGTGCGGATTTTGCAGCGCTGCGCTCCAGCCGGGCTCCGAGCCTTAAGGATGGAAACGCTGCTCGAGCAGCGCATGCACAAAAGCTCCAGGCGGCTCAGGACGCCCTGGATGCCGCAGAGGCTGAATTCCAAAGTGCTGCTTCTCCGTATGTCTCTGCAGCCCACGTATATCGCCGCCAATAAGGAGCACTCATGGCCAAGAAGAAGCAAGCATTGAGCACACCCGTTGAGTTTTCTGATTTTGATTCGGCACTGAAGGCATACGGCGATTTCGGTGCCCAGTATGGCCCATACAGGGCTGTGCCCAGCATGGACGCAACGCAGGAGCAGGAACCCGCCAAAAGTCGCGGCCTTCTGGCCGTGGCCAATGACACAGTGATCGAGGCTGCCAATGCGGCCGCCGGTGGGTTGTCGTCTGCGGCCAACTTCATCAAGCCGGGCAATACCGTATCGGGCTGGATTGATAAGAACATTATCCAGGCCGGTGAGGAATCGCAAAGCGATGTGGTCAAGGCCTCGAAGAAGAAATTCCGTGAAGGGGTAGAAAACGCCGACGGGGTGATGGGGGAGCTGGGGGCTGTCGGTAGCTACATTGCCGAGAACCCTCTGCTGGCTGCTGCTCAGGCGGCAGGCTCCTTTGTGGGGCCCGGTGCTGCGGTCAAGGGCGCGGGCATGGTCGGCCGTGCTGCTGGTCTGGGCGCCAAGGGGATCGAGCGCGCAGGCAGGGCTGGTGGCGTGGCTGCTGGCGCTGCGATGGCTGGCGGCGATGCCGCCGGTACCACCTATGACCTGGCGATCAAGGCCGGGGCGACGGAGGAAGAGGCCACGGCCGCAGCACGCCAAGCCAGCGTGATTCCTGCACTGGTGGGTGGTGCTGGTGGTGCCTTCGGTGCCGAAAAGCTGCTGGCTGGTGCCAAGGGGTTCGGCGGTGGTGCTGCTGCGCGTGCAGCCAAGACCGGCCTGAGCGAAGCCGCCCAGGAGGCCGTGGAAGAGGGTGTTACCCAATACGAGGGCCAGCGCGCTGCTGTTCCCTTTGATCCAAGCATCGACCCATCCAAGGGGGTGGCAGCTGCTGCTGGCATGGGCGCTGCACTGGGCGGCATGACGGGCGCGGGCACTTCGCTGCTTACCGGTGGGCATGGATCCGTCACGGGCACCGCCCTGGATGCAGCCATCAACCAGCCGCAGCTGACTGTGGAGCAGGCACAAGCCGCTATCGACTCTGTATCAAATGGCACGGCTTCGCCTGATCAGCTGGCGCTACTGGCGCAGTTGCAGGCCGACCGCACGGGGCAGAACAACGTCAGCCCCATCCTGGACATGGATGCACTGCAGCGCAAGGGCGTGACTCCCATTGGCCTGCTGGACGAGGTGGCCTTGAGCCGCGAAGGCTTGGGTGCCCCTGTGCAGGTCGTACCAGAGCGCGGCGCGCTATCCCGCGCGGCCAACCTGGCCGCAGTGACCCAGCAGGCAGCCCCCTTGACAACAGCCGCTGAGACGCAAGAACAGCAACAGTCAGCCCAGCCCACTGAAGGCGCAGACATGGAGACGGGGGAGATTTCCCCAGAGGCCCGCGTCGGCCAGATCCAGGAGCATCTGGATTTTTTGGCCCAGATGGGGCGCAGCCAGGGCTGGACCAACGAGGCACTGGCCCAGCGTACAGCCTTGCAGCAGGAGCTGGATCTGCTCTCCCCGGCCCAGCGCATGGCGGATCTGCAGGACCAGGCCGCAGAAGCGGAGGCCCGCGCCGCCGATTGGGCTGGCCGTCAGTACCGACCCAACCCCACGGAGCTGCCCGAGCATGCGGCCAATGGCGGCCCGGCAGACATTCAGGAGGCGAACGAGCAGCGCCGGCTGAAGAACATCCAACAGGCGCAGCAGGAAGCGGCAGCAGCCCGGGCGCAGGTCGACCAGGTTGAAGGCGAAGGTAATGCACAGGCACAGCTGGCCGCGCAGCAAGACCGCGCCGCGCGCGTTGCCCAGGCCGCCCCGGACATCCTGAACAAACAGGGCAAGCCGTTCACTGTGAAGCTGCCAGCCGTGAAAGCGGCCCAGGCGGCTGGCGCTGGATGGGAGCCTGTGAAGGTGGAGGGCGGCTATGTCGTGCGTCAGGTGCAGCCCACGGACAGCCCCGCACCCACCGCGCCCAAGGTAGCGACCCCGGCCCCGCAGGAGGCAATGGCCAAGGCCGAGGAAATCGCTCGTGAGGGCAACGCCCAGCGCCAGCAAGTGGCCCAGGCCGACCAGGACGCAGGCGCTCGATGGGATGCCATGCAGCCCGATGCGCAGCGCGCCGTGCTCGCGGCCGTGCCCAAGATGGCGAAGGTCATTCGTCAGAACCTGGAAGGAAAGGCCTGGGAAAAGATGAGCGCCGGCAACCGCGAAAAGGTGCTGAGTGCTATGAATTCAGAAGCTGCCATCGCAATGCGGGAAAGCAATGAAGCTGCAAAAGAAGTAGCAAATTCATCTGCTGTGCAAGCGTCAGCGGCGCGCTATGAGTATCCATTGCAAGGCAGTACCGGCAAGCCGCAGTACGAGTTGCAGAAGGCAGCGGTTGATTACCTCAACGGGGAAGCGGACAAGGGGGCGCTCATTGCAAAGGCTGCTCAGGCGCTGCGCGATGGCGCGACTCTTGGCCAAGTCCATTCCTTGTATATGCGAACAACGGACTTCACGACAGGGGATGGCTACTCAGCCATTCGCGCAGCCAGTCCGGATATGGCAAAGGCGCTGGACATCGTGCAGGACAGTAGTGTTTCTGCACGGGATGCTGTGCGGAAGATTTCTGCACTGGGTTTGTCCGGTAATCAATTGAAGGCGGCAATTCTCGATGCCCACGTGTACGGCAAGAACTTCTCAGACGCCGATGAGGCGGCGATGGGGTCCGGCAGCGCCAAAAAGGAGCAGCGCGCCGATGCTGTGCAACGGGTCGGCCGCACTGGCAATGACGAGGTTTCCCCGTCGGTCGAGGGCGCAGACCTGGGCAACGGCTGGGCCGCATTTGCTCCCGAATCTGGGACCAAGGCCGTGCCCCGTGCCCAGATGCCGCAGATCAAGGCCGAGCATCGCGGCGCCATGGTCAATTTCATGAACGCCCGTGGCATCGCGCACCAGGAGGAAACCGTGCCTGCCGCGAGCTTGAAGCCCACGCAGGCCGAGTTTTCGCGCGAGAAGGTGAAAAAGGCTCTGGGCTACGAGGGCGGCGACCGCTCCATTCTGGTTTCCCAAGATGGTCATGTGCTGGACGGGCACCATCAATGGATGGCAGCGCGCGAGCAGGGCAAGGACGTGAAGACGATCCGCCTGGATGCACCCATCGATCAGCTGCTGGAGGCCGCCCACGACTTCCCCAGTAGCAGCACCAGTGGTGGCGCTGTCGATTCAAAGGCTGCAGATACTGGGACCGGCGCGACATTCACTCCGTCGGTGGGAGCAGCAGTGGAAATCACCAGCGGCCTGTATCAAGGCAACAGCGGCACCGTAGAGAGCATCTCGGACGCGGGTCGTGTGGTTGTTCGTGGGGATAACGCGCTGGCCACAGGCTACTCAACAACGGCTGATGAGCTGGCACCGGCTGCGAAGTCAACGCCGGCGCGCAAGCCCCGCGCGGCCCAGGCTGGTGACGCGGAGAAGGCGCGTGCCGACTATTTCACCCCCGGCAACATCGTCAAGAGCTACGGCGGGCATGACCGTGTGATTGCCTACACCGCGCCAGATGCCGATGGGCAGTGGAGCGTGAAGGTGCAGGCGGTCGAGAAGGACGGCAATGCCTGGGTGGATATGCCCAGCGAGGCGCAGCGCACCCACGCAACCGAGCCGGATGCGAGTGCGTTGAAGGCTGGGCCCGTGCAGCGTGCACCCGCCAAGGAAAGTCAGGCCGCACCAAAAGCCGAGGCCGTGCCCGTGTCATTCCTTGGCCGACATAACGCCATCGAGGACGGTATCAACTCGGGCCAGCTGGCGCTGGATGACTACAAGAGCGCCTTTGCCGAGCTGGAATCCAACCAGGACGCTGTGATTTCCGAGCTGCAGCAGCTGACCAAAGACAAGCTGCTGCGAGCCGGTGGCCCTGCATTCGCCTATCGGATGGGGAGCGAGAAGAAGGATGCCATTGTCCTGGCGGCCTATCAAAAGATGCTGGATACCTACGCTCTGGGGCGCAGCTATGGGCCGAGCAGCTACATCCTGTCTGCAGCCAATATCGCCAAGAACAAAGCCGACAAGGCCCAGGCGCTGCGCGAGCTGGTGGGCAACACCACGGCCGAAGACCTGGCCGCCCGGGCCGCTGAAATCAAGGCCATGCGCGACGAATTCAAGGCCAAGCGTGCGGCCGAGGCTGATGCGCTGGCCAACCCCAAGACCTTGCAGGACTTCCGCGGCTTTATGAGCCATTGGGTCGATCAAGGGGAAACCAGCCAAGCGGCCTATCTGCGCCTGACCCCCGAGCAGCGCCAGCAGTTTGATGCCCTGGAGGCCGAGCAGACGAAGGATCAGCGCGAGGCAGAAAAGCGCCGGGCCCGGGTCACGGTGCAAAGCGCCGGCAACACCACGGCCGGCGAAATCATCTCCACCAAACACACCAAACATGGGCATGACCTGTTTGTAGTGCAGCTGGCCGAGCGCGTGGAGCGCGATGCTTACGACACCCTCAACAGCAGCGCCAAGCGCTTGGGCGGCAGCTACAGCAGCTATCGCGGCAATGGCGCGGTACCGGGCTTCCAGTTCCGTACCCGTGAAGCGGCCGAGGCGTTCCAGAAGCTGGTAGCCGGGGATACAGCCCAGGCCCAGGATCTGGCCAACCAGCGCCGCGACGCTTTCGAGGATGACAAGAGCCAGACCACGGTAGAGCGCTTGCGCGCGATGGCGGAAGCCTTGGACCAAGGCGCCGACGAGCAGCTGGGGGCCGACCGCAAGACCAACACTGCCCGCCGGGCGCGCATGGCCAGCGCGGCCGAGGACGCCGCACGCGGCAGCAAGGCCTATGCCGGGACCATGCGCAACCTGGCGGATGCCATTGAGTCGGGCCAGGTGCAGTTTCTCGATGGCGTTCGCACCAAGACGCAGCTGTCTCAGTTGCTGCAGGCTCTGGGCTCTGCCAAGGTGCAGCAGCTGATGGCCAAGCATGGATCTTGGGCTGCAGTCGAAGAGAACAAGCATGCGCCCATGGATGCCCAGACGGTGGACTTTTCCGAGTTCCCCCGCTTCACTATGTACCGCAGCGACCTTGCCGGCCTGGCGCGCCAGTTGCTGGACATTGAGGGTGGCAAGAAGATGGGCGCGGCTTTGGCCCGTCTTGCGGATGATGTGACTGACGCCTACACGAGCTGGGCGAAAGACAACTTGCTCAGTGTGAGCCACTTCGGCAACAAGACCAAGGGCGGCTTTGCAGACTACGCCAGCAAGGATCTGGCCGAGCGCGCCATCAAGCGTAGTGGTCTGGTGGGCAAAGCCGTGGTCTTGCAGATCAAGCGCGGCCAAAACCGCGTGATTCTGTCGCCCGGTGAGGCGATGCAGCAGGGGCTGTGGCAGGGTGATGGCGACAAGCGCATTCAACTGGGCATGCCATTTGTGGAGGATCTTGCCAAGCTGGGCAAGCGCAAGGGCTCCAAGGTGCTGGCCCTGCCTTGGCAGCTGGAGAGCACGCTGGAGAAGCGCCAGCGCCTGCAGCGCATGGGCATTCAAACCCCCGCCGAATTCCGCAGCGCCCTGCGCGAGCTGCAGAACTTGCGCCAGGAGCGTGCCGAGCCTGACCGCATCAAGCAGCTCGAGCGTTCCATGGTGGGCCGCTCCAATGATGGCCTGGACTTCTTTCCAACCGGCGCTGCCGCGACAGAGGCTGCCATTGATGCGGCCGAGATTCAGCCAGGCATGGAAGTGCTGGAGCCACATGCAGGTATGGCGCATATTGCTGATGCCATTCGTGAGCAGACCGGCGTGGAGCCTGATGTGGCTGAACTGTCCAACACGCGCCGCGAGCTGCTGGAGGCCAAAGGCTACAACCTGGTGGGCTCCGACTTCCTGGAGCTGCAAGGCAAGCAGTACGACCGGATCGTGATGAATCCGCCCTTTTCCAATGGGCGCGACATTCAGCATGTGCAGCATGCCTATGGCCTGCTCAAGCCCGGTGGCCGTCTTGTCGCTATCGTGGGTGAGGGCGCATTCTTCCAGTCGAACAAGCGCGCCGAGGGCTTCCGCGAGTGGCTGGACGAGCGCGGCGCCACGAATGAAAAGCTGCCCGAAGGCTCATTCATGGACCCGAGCCTGCCGGTGAACACCGGTGTTTCTGCCCGCATGGTGGTTATCGACAAGCCCGCCACCCAAGCTGCCGACGAAAGTGATACCCGTTTCCGCCGCCAGGATGCTGATGCTGATTTCGATGTGGACGGCTTCCTGCAGGCCATGAACGACGGTCAGCCCGTGGCTCAGGCCCGGGCGGAGGCTGTGAGCGCGGTACAGAAGACCGTGGATGCCATTCGCGCGGGCTGGGCCAATGGCCCCGAGGTCACGGTGGTGTACGACATGGCGGACACCGCAATCCCAGCAGCTGCGCGCCGGGCTGACCAGACACAGCGCAGTGGTGGCGCCGATGGTGATCCCGAGGGCTTCTACTACGGGGGCAAGGCCTATCTGCTGGCCAGCCAGCTGCACACCGACAAGGATGTAGCCCGGGTGCTGATGCACGAGGCGCTGGGCCACCATGGCCTGCGCGGCGTGTTCGGTACCGGCCTGGATAGCGTGCTCGAGCAGATCGTGGCTGTGCGCCGTGGTGACGTGCGCCGCAAGGCGGCCGAGTATGGTCTGGACTACGACAAGCCGGCGCACCGCCTGCAGGCTGCCGAGGAGGTGCTGGCTGAATGGGCCCAGACCCGCCCGGAAATGGGCTTTGTGCGCCGAGCAGTGGCTGCGATCCGCTCCTGGCTGCGCCAGCATGTGCCCGGCTTCAAGGGAATGCGGGTGACAGATGACGAGCTCATTCGAGCCTATATCCTGCCCGCACGGGGCTGGGTGGAGCGTGGTGCTGGCGCTGGAATGGCGCGCGACATTGCATTCAGCCGCACCAGCGCGACCAGCATGCCGGATGCCATCATCGGCAGCACTCTGGGCTCTGCCTCATCGCATCCCGACTATGCTGCCGCCAAGGCCGGGGACATCGAGGCCGCCTTTCGCCTGGCTCAAGACATTGTGACTCCCGAGCTGGTGGCTAAGGTGCGGGCTGCGATTGGGGACTCCAAGCCAGTGGTGGTGCCAGTGGCGGCCGAGGAGGCTACCGGGCGCAACAGAATCCCAGTGGCAGCGGCCGGCGTGCTGGCCCAGCGACTTGGGCTATCCACTTCTGGCGCCATCGTGCAGGCCAATCGGGCTCACCGTACTGGCATGGATGGGCTGGATCGCATCTTTGCACCAGTGGACTTCGCCGGCGCGGTGGAAGCCAAGCCCTATCTGCTGGTGGACGACACCCTGACCCAGGGCGGCACGTTCGCAGCGCTGGCCAGCCATATTCGGGAAGGTGGCGGGACCGTGGCCGGGGTCATTGCATTGACCGGCAAGCAGTACAGTGCAAAAATTCAGCCCACAACAGAATCTCTGGCTTCTCTCCGACAAAAACATGGTGACCTCGAAAACGAATTCCGCGCCGCCACCGGCTACGGCTTCGACTCGCTCACCGAGTCGGAAGCCCGCTACCTCGCGCGCTACGAACCGGCTGACCGACTCCGAGATCGAATCTCTGCAGAAGGACACCGAGGCCGCGCTGGCGAAGATCAAGGAAATGCTGGCCCAGGTTCACTAGAGGACGGGCCACTCTTCAGCCGCTCGCGCCTGGCCGACATCAAGGGCAGCGCGCTTTCCCAGCTCGACAACATCCTGAGCCACCCCGGCAAAGTCTCCATGTGGGACAAGACCGTGGGGACCATGCGCCACCTGGCCGAGCGCAACCGGTTTTTCAAGCCCGTCTACGAATCCGCGCAGCAGAACATCGACGATGTGAGCATGCTCGCCAACGACGCAGCCGAGCAAGCGCCGCGCATCCTGCCGCGCGTGGACAGCATGGGCGACATCCTGGGCAAGAACCGCAAGCGCCCGGTATCGGCTGCCGACAACAAGGCAGTGGCTCGGCCTCTGTTTGAGGGAACGCTGCTGTGGGGCCGCGACCTCAACGGCCAGGCCACCCTGGTAGAGGATCTGGTCAAGAAGTACGCCAACCTGAGCGCACACAACAAGGCGGCCATGCTGCTCAAGGCCAACCGGATCGACGCCGGCGTGCTCGCCATGTGGCAAGGCCTGCCCGCGCAGCAGTACGAAAACATGATCAACTCCCGTTTTGAGAGCAAGATTCTCAAGGCTGGCGTAGTGTGGAGCGATAAAGAGCTGCAATCGCAATTCGGTGCGACCCCTGATCAAATCAGCCTGTACCGGGAAGCGCGTGCGGCCATTGATCGCTCCATCGACATGACAGCCCGCGCCGACATGATGCGTACCCTGGGCGATGGCTATGCCGCCATGCGTGATGCCGTGCTCGAGCAGCCATCCCTGGACAGTGCGGGCCAGCTGCTGCTGGACATGTTGGAGCAGGACGCCAAGGCCGTGCCCGACAACCGCGACCGCCTGGCAGTGCAGATGCAGCAGATCCGCAAGCGCCTGGAGGATGCCAAGGCTCTGCAGGAATCTGGCTATGCCCCGCTGTCGCGCTTTGGGCGCTACACGGTGGACGTGGTGGACGCCGCCGGCGAGCGCCAGTACTTCGGCATGTACGAGACGATGAGGGAGGCGAACACTGCCGCGCGCAACTTCCGCCTGACCTTCCCCGACGCCAAGGTGGAGCAGGGAACCATGAGCCAGCAGGCTTACAAGCTGTTCGCTGGGGTGACTCCGGAGAGCCTGGAGCTGTTCGGCAACATGCTGGGCCTGGACTCCGAAGGCAACGAGGCCCAGGACAAGGCATTCCAGGAGTATCTGAAGCTCACCAAGAACAACCACAGCGCGCTCAAGCGGATGATTCACCGCAAGGGCACAGCTGGCTTTTCTGAGGACGTGGGCCGGGTGGTGGCGAACTTTGTCTACTCCAATGCGCGCCAGGCCGCAGCTGGCTTGAACGTGGGCACGCTGGACAAGGCAATCAATGCCATCCCCAAGGATCAGGGCGAGCTCAAGGATCTGGCCATGGGTCTTCGCAGCTACATCCAGGATCCCCAGGAGGAGGGGCAAGCCGTTCGCGGCATGCTGTTCGCCCAGTACCTGGGCGGCTCTCTGGCTTCGGCATTCGTGAATATGACCCAGCCTTTCCAGGTGACGCTGCCATGGTTGAGCCAGTACGGCGGCATGAAGAAGGCCGGTGCGCAGCTGGCCCGCGCGCTCAAGGACATGGGTACCAAGGGCTTCCAGTACGAGGCCGACCTGGCCAAGGCCCTGCAGTCTGCCGAAGACGATGGCGTGGTCAGCCCCCAGGAAATCCACCAGCTGATGGCCCAGGCCCGAGGTGCAGGTGCGCTGCGCGCCGGCGATGGGACCGCTGCAGGGAATGCTCGAGCAACAGTTGCCAATGCATGGGAGCGCACCAAGGTGGCCTGGGGTCAGCCATTTGCCCTGGCCGAGCAGTTCAACCGCCGCAGCACCTTCATTGCCTCTTACCGTCTGGCGAAAGAGCAGGGCATTCAGAACCCTTCTGCATTCGCGCGCAAGGCGGTTCTGGATACGCAGTTTGTCTATTCCAAGGCAGTGAAACCGCAATGGGCACGGGGAACCATCGGGGGCACGCTGTTCACCTTCAAGACCTATAGCGTGTCCTATCTGGAGCTGATGCAGCGCATGTGGACACAGGGCGGCAAGGAGGGCAAGCGCGCGGTAGGCTGGTCAATCGCCATGCTGATGCTGATGGGCGGTGCGGGCGGCCTGCCGTTCGCTGAAGACATCGAAGATCTGATTGATGCCGGCGGGCAACTGATGGGCTACAGCATGAGCGTCAAGCAGTGGCGCAAGCAGCTGATGCAGGACGTGCTGGGCAAGGAGCTGGCCGACTTCATCGAGCAGGGTATGTCGGGTCTGCCTGGCGCGCCGGTGGACATTTCCGGACGGCTGGGCATGGGCAACCTCATCCCCGGTACCGGCCTGTTCCTCGAGAAGCGCGACCACAGCCGGGACATGCTGGAGATCATCGGACCGGCGGGTGACTTGATCCAGCGTGCCGCCACAGGCGCCCGCAAGGCGCTCACCGGGGATATTGCTGGCGCTGCTCTCGAGGTATCGCCCACTGCCGTGCGCAATCTGGCTAAGGGCGTGGATATGGCCGACAGCGGGATCTACAAGGACAGCAAGGGCCGTAAGGTGATCGATGTGACGCTGGGCGAGGCAGTGGCAAAGGCTGTCGGCTTCCAGCCCAAGTCCGTTGCGGAGACGCAGGAGGCCACGGCCACCGAGCAGAACCTGATCGGGCAGAACCGCGCCATGAAGGAGCGCCTGACTGCAGACATGGCCCAGGCCGTCTATGACAAGGACGTGGAGCGCCAGGCCGAGATTCGCGAGCGCCAACAGGCCTGGAACCGTCGAAACCCGGAGAGCCCGGTGTTTATTGACAGGCGCTCGGTGCGTCAGCGGGTGATCAAGATGCGCCAGACCAAGGCCGAGCGTGTTGCAGCGGCTGCCCCGAAGTCGATTCGCGCGAACGTGCGGCAGTCTTTGGCGGAAGCGCAAGGGGGCACCACAGCCCCTTGATCCGAGGTGTGGGCGTGAAGATAATGCGCCCACACACTCACTGCCCGGGGCGTGCGGTTCCTACCAAGGAACCTCGATGCCCATCACACACACAACGGCGCCGGCCGCATACGGACATGCCGCAACCTCTCATACAGGAGGGGCTGCAGCATGAAAAACGAAACCATTGAGCTGATGGCGAGTGCTGGCAACCGGACCACCGGCGGCGGCGCTATTGTGAGCTTTTTCGGCTGGGTGGCCTCTTCCAACGCAATCGGCATCCTGGGCCTGGCAGTGGCCATCATCGGGGCGCTGGTGAACTGGTACTACAAGCGTGAGGCCAATCGCCGCGCCGTGGCCCAGGCCGACCTGAACCGCGAGGAGCAGCTGCTGCGCATCAAGCTGATGCGTACCACGGGCATTCCCACTGCGACACCAGCCTGCCCAGAACGGGAAGCGGAGGTGGAGCTATGACGATGCCCACCGTGCTCAAACAGCGTCTGGTGCAGACCGCGCTGACCATCATGATGATGGGCGCTGGCGCTGCCAGCATGCTGCCGTCCGGGGAGCCCCAGCCATCCGAGGCGGTGCTGCTCGCCATGGACATTGGCGCTTACTACGAGAGCAGCGGCCGGCACATCGGCACGCCCTACGTGGACAAGGTGGGCAAGGGTCAGCCGCTGACTGTCTGCAATGGGGTAACGGGCCCGGAGGTCGTGGCTGGGCGCTACTACACCAAGACAGACTGCATGCGGCTTGAGCTGCCAATGTACTTGGCTGCCGAGGCCGCGGCGAAGCGCATGTTCCGCCACTGGAGCACCTACAACGTGTGGGTGCAGGCCAGCCTCATCGACATGATCTACAACCTGGGCGAGGCGCAAGTGGCCGGCAGCACGATGCGGGCCCTGGCCAATGCCGGGGATCTGGATGGTGCCTGCGCCCAGATGCCCAAATGGGTGCGCGGCACGGTCAACGGCAAGAGCGCCGTGCTGGCCGGGCTGGTGGATCGGCGCGGCACGACGGCCGAGCTGTGCTCGAGCTGGGGCCGGGATGGCCACTTCATGGCCGGGGTACTGCCATGACAGTGAGGGCAATTACTCACATCGTTGCGGCTGCACTCGCTGGTGCCGGCGTCTGGTACTTCCAGGAGGCCCGTCTAGGTGCGGACCTGGCCGACGAACGCCTGCAGGCCAGCCAGTACCGCGAGCAGATCGCTGATGAACGCACGGCCGCCAGCCGGCGCTTGCTGGCCGTGGAACGCACGGTCAACGACAAATACCAAGGAGCCTTGAATGACGCCATCCAGAAGCAGGCCGGTTTGCAGGCTGCTGCTGATCGCGCTCGCCGTGAGCGTGACGGCCTGCGCCAGCAACTGTCCGATGCCGAGCAGCGACTTGCTGACGCTTCCCCCGCCGCCCTCATCGAGTACGCCCGAGCCCTCGGAAAAGTATTCGGACAGTGCAGCCAGCGATACACGGAGCTGGCAATCCGAGCTGATGGCCACGCAGCTGATGCGGCAACCTGCCGCGCAGCTTGGCCAGTGATTCCCCAAACCAAGGAGAACCCCCAATGAACTTCGGTGACGCCATCAAAGAATTGAAGCTGGGCAAGCGCCTGCAACGTACCGGCTGGAACGGCAAAGGCCTGTTCATCTATTTGGTTCCTGCTGCCAGCTACCCAGCGCAGACAGGTGCAGCCAAAGCACATTTTGGCGAGGGCGCGATGGTGCCCTATGCGGCTTACCTGGCCCTCAAGAACGTGGACGAGACAGTCTCCACCTGGGCGCCGAGCATCAATGACACCCTGGCCGAAGACTGGCAGGTAGTGGGTTGCACGGTCCCGCCCCATCAGCAGCGCGTGCTGGATGAGAAGCAGGAGCTGGACATCCGAATCACCAGGCTGGACGAGTTCATTCTGCGCAATGCCTTGTTCCGCGAGCTGGACCCTGAAGAGCAGGCCCGCATGCGCCGCCAGCTTGATGTGATGCGCGAGCTGTCTGTGATTCTGGGCGAGCGCATTTCAGCTTTCTGAGCCGCACGATCCGCCTTTGCCTGCAGCCCGCGCGCAGGTGCCATGGCGGGCGGATCGACCCCCCTTGATGTTTTCAACGATTTGTCGTTTCATTGCCCGCGCCCAATAGAGGGCATGTAAACGACAGGACTTGAGCAAGAAGCGCGCGTCACCTGATCAAAACGCCACGACGGCCACGAAGCCCGTCTCAACACGCGCCCGTACTGCCTCATTCAAGGCCCCGGCTTCCACCAAGAAGCCGCCTGCGGCCACCAAGACCACACCCCCCAAGAAAGCAGCCAAGCCCCTGACGCCATTTCAGAAATGGTCGTCGGGTGTTGGTGCGCTTGACCAGTTCCTGGCATTCGTTCTGGAAGGCGGCCACATGGCCGATTTCTGCCGTCAGCACGAGTTTGCCTATACGACGATGCTGGACTGGGTCAACGCCGACAGCTCACGCGCCGAGATGTACGCACGCGCACGCGAGGATCGCTCGGACAAGCTGGCCGACGAGATTGTGGCGATCTCCGACGAGTGCGAATACGCACCGATCACGGACATGAGCACGGGCCAGACGATTGCCGTGGCCTTTGACAAGACTGCCGTGGCCCGCAACAAGCTGCGCGTGGATGCACGCAAGTGGATTGCCGCCAAGCTCAAGCCCCGCGTCTATGGCGACAAGGTGCAGGTCGAGGGGACTGTCGATCACAAGGTGATGAGCGATGACGCTTTGCTGCAGCGCCTGGCAAAGCTGGGTGTCTCTGTAGCCAGCATCGTGCCGGTGGGCCCAACGGAGGGCGGCGATGCTGGCTGACTCCGTTCTGCACCTCACCCCTGAGCAGCGTATCGAGCTGGGCGGTCTGCTGGACGAGCTCGAGCGCCGCCGGCGTACTCGCATGCTCGAAACCATGTTCCCGGACACCGGGGCATTGCGCCGTGCGCTGTATCCCCGCCATGTGGAGTTCTTCGAGCTGGGCGCGACCTGCAGCGAGCGCGTTTTCATGGCCGGCAACCGTGTTGGCAAGACCATGGCCGCCGGTACCGAGCTGGCCTACCACCTGACGGGACGCTACCCCTGGTGGTGGGCAGGCCATCGCTTCACCAAGCCCGTGCGCGCGCTGATCTCTGGCGATACCCACGAGACAACGCGCGACATTCTGCAGCTCAAGCTGTTGGGGTCCACCACGGACAAGCCGGAGAACTTCGGTACCGGCCTGATTCCTGGCGATTCGATCACGGGCATCGTGGCGCGCTCCCATGTGAAGGGCGCCGTCGAGCGCGCGATGATTCGGCACGAGAGCGGCGGCGAGTCTGAGCTGTGGATGCGCAGCTATGTGCAGGGGCGCGAGATTTTCCAGGGCTTCGAGCTGGACATCTTCTGGGCTGACGAGGAATGCCCCGAGGACGTTTACGAGGAGGGCCAGGTGCGTCTGATGACGCGCGAGGGCATCTCCATGCTGACGTTCACGCCGCTGTCCGGCCTGACGGCTTTGGTGCAGCAGCTGACATCGCCCGATCCCGAGGGGAAGGTGATCGGCCGCGCGGTGGTGCAGTGTGGCTGGGACGATGTGCCCCACCTGACCGAGGAGGCCAAGGCCAAGCTGCTGTCGCGCCTGATGCCACACCAGCGCGACGCGCGGACCAAGGGCGTGCCCGCATTGGGCGCCGGCGCGATTTATCCGGTGCCCGAGAGCGACATTGTGGTGCCGGACTTCCAGCTCCCCGACTTCTGGCCCCGGGCCTACGGCATGGATGTGGGCTGGAATCGCACGTCTGCCGTCTGGGGCGCGCACGACCGCGACTCGGACATTGTTTACCTCTACAGCAATCACTATCGCGGCCAGGCCGAGCCATCCGTGCATGCCGCATCGATCAAGGCGCGCGGCGATTGGATACCGGGCGCCATCGATCCGGCATCGCGCGGCCGCAGCCAGAAAGACGGCGAGCAGTTGCTGCAGAACTATGTGGATCTGGGCCTGCAGCTGGTGACGGCCAATAACGGCGTGGAAGCCGGCATTTACCAAGTCTGGGAGCGCATGAGCACGGGCCGCTTGAAGGTCTTCAAGTCCATGCACGACTGGCTCAACGAATACCGCATTTACCGGCGCGACGACAAAGGGCAGATCGTCAAGAAGGACGACCACGCCATGGACGCGACGCGCTATCTCATTGTGACGGGGCTAGGTCTGGCCACCGTCAAACCCCGTGCCGCCGGTCAAGCGCGGCGCAAACTGTCCTGGAGGGTGACATGACCTCAATTCTCGGCCCACGCGGCACTCCCATGGTCGAGCTGGGCGGCGAGCGCGCCTGGCGCCAGCGTGTTCTTGGCGATGTGGTCTGCAGCTTTCAATGGCTGGACCTGCGCGCCGCCGGCGACGAGACAGCGGACGGGGACCCTGAGCCCTGCATGGTGCTGTTCCCGGCCTTCCGCCGCATGGAGACTGGCTCCTATGTGATTCCACAGCGCAATGCCTATGCCTATGTGGATGCCAAGGGTAACCCCACGCCGCAGTTCATCAAGACCGCGGCTCTGGCTGCCGAAACCATGGGCTTCACGATGACCGACCGCAGCAGCATCAGCCGCATGCTGGACATCATCTGCGAAGGCATGCCCGACCTGGTGGATATGCCACTGGAGCAGCCGCCCAGCCTGGAGGTCAAGCGCCACCGCATGGGCATCGAAGTCACCGCCCGGGCCTATGGCAAGGATCTGCATAGCGAGGTGCTGTGATGTTTGAAGTGCGCGACATTCCCACCAGCGCTCGAGCAGCAGACTCCTCGAGCAACGCCGATCAAGAGCAGCCCGCCGAGCGCGCGGCAGCTGGCAATGACGAACTGACCAGGCAGCGGCACACCACGCTGATGGAGCTGCTGAAGTACGAGAGCGAGCGCCAGGGTGAAGAGCGCCAGCAGATGCAGATCGATGAGGACTACCAGGATCATCTGCAGTGGAAGCCCGAGGATGCCCAGGCGCTGATGGAGCGCGGCCAGGCGCCGGTGGTCTTCAATGAAGGCCGCCAGACCATTGAATGGATCTGCGGTACCGAGAAGCGCATGCGCAAGGACTACAAGGTGCTGCCGCGCGAGCGCGACGACGAGGCCATGGCCGAGGTCAAAACCAAGCTGATCAAGTACACGGACGACGTGAACATGACCCAGTGGCACCGCAGCCGCGCATTCCGCCAGGCCGTGACCGCGGGCTTGAGCTGGCTGGAGGAGGGCGCCAACCGCGATCCCGAGTCAGAGCTGATCTATTCTGGCTGGGAAGACTGGCGCAACGTCTACCGCGACAGCCATAGTCGCAACATCGACTACAACGTGGACGCGCGCTATCTGTTTCGCCGCCGCGTGGTGGACCTGGACTATGCCGTGGCACTGCTGCCGAGCAGCCGCGATCACCTGATGTCCCAGGCTGGCCGGCACGACGACGTGGATCCGGACGGGATCTGGTACCTGGGCGAGCGTCTGACCAGCGCCAGCGAGACGGAATGGGGAACGGCCAGCAGCATCTACGGGGCGCGCGCGGCCTATATGTCCCGTGCGGGCTACTACGACAACAGCAGCCGCCGCTCGGTGGAGCTGCTGGAATGCTGGTACCGCATCCCTGAGCGAGTGCCGGTGTTCGCGGATGGTCCTTTTGCGGGCAAGGTGTTCAACCCTGCTGACCCGCTCCACGCCTTCGAGCAGGACCAGGGCCGCGCAAGACTGTATGAGGCTGTGAAGTTCCGCATGCGCTTGATGCTGTGCACCAAGGACGCGCCCTGCCTGGATATGGCCAGCCCGTTCAAGCACAACCGCTTTCTGATGGTCCCCATCTGGGGCTATCGCCGCGCGCGCGATGGCCTGGCCTATGGTGCCTGGCGCGGCATGCGCGACATTCAGGACGACCTGAACAAGCGCCGCTCCAAGGCTCTGTACGCCCTGAGCGTGAACCGCATCATTGCGGAAAAGGGGGCGGTGGATGACTGGGATGATTTGAGGGATGAGGCTGCGCGGCCGGACGGCATCATCATCAAGAACCCCCAGCGGGAACTGAAGTTCGACAACAACATGGGCGACTTCCAGGCCAATGTGGAGCTGGCTGCCCAAGATGCGCAGTTGATTCGCAATGCCGGCGGCGTGACCGATGAAAACCTGGGGCGCGACACCAACGCGAACAGCGGGCGCGCGATCCTGGCCAAGCAGGACCAGGGCTCGCTGACCACCAGCGAGTTCTTCGACAACCTGCTGCTGGCCATCCGCCAAGCCGGTCAGCTGCGCCTGAGCCACATCGAGCAGTTCTACACCGAGGAAAAGGTGATCCGCATCGTGGGCGAGGGTCAGCGCCCCATCGAATGGCTGACGATCAACCAGGTGGATCCTGCCACTGGCCAGATCCTCAACGACATCACGGCGCGCGAAGCGGATTTCATCGTGGATGCGCAGGACTACCGATCCTCCATGGCCCAGGCCGCGCTCGAGCAGATGTTTGGCCTGCTGGGCCAGATTGCCACCTACGCGCCCCAGGTGGTGCTGTCGGTGCTGGACCTGGTGGTGGAGTCTGCCGACATCCAGGGCAAGGAAGAGTGGGTGGCGCGCATTCGCAAGATCAACGGCCAGCGCGATCCCAGCAAGCCGCCCACCCCCGAAGAGATGAAGGCCGACCAGGATGCGCAGGCCAAGCAGGCCGAAGCCGAGCAGATGGCCAGCGAAACGGCGCGCACCCAGCTTGCCAAGATGCAGACCGAAATCCAGCTGGCGGAAGCCCAGATCAAGAAGCTGGGCGTGGACGACATCCTGAAGAAGGTCCAGACCATGCTGGCAGCGCTGGAAGGCGCCCAGATCGTGACCGCACAGCCCGGCATCGCGCCAGCCGCCGACGAAATCACCGCTGCAGCCGGCCTGGCTGATGACGGCATCTATCCCCCTGCGACCGCTGACGCCACACCCATGGCGCAGCCCCAACCCCAACCACTGACCCAACCGGTACCCACCGAGTAAAGGAGCCACTATGTCCATGTTTAGCGAAGAAGACCTGGCCGGACTGAGCGAAGCAGAGCGCGAAGCACTGCGCGACCTGGCAGAAGACGACCAGGATCTGCAGGCCCCTGCGGGCGAGTCGGATGAAGCCGGCGCGGCTACCGCTGCTGCAGCGACCGAAGAAGACGAGAGCGCGGCTGCTGCAGGAGCCGAGAAGGCTGCCCAACAGGCAGGCGCGGCGGAAGGTGCCGCCCCTGGCGCCGACGACACAGCGGCCGGCGCGGCAGCTGGCGCCAAGGAAGAGGGCGCGGCTGACGATGGCGCGGTCGCACCAGCCCCAGCAGCGATGCAGCCCGTGTCTCCCGCCGATGCGGACGAGCAGCGCAAGACCCTGCGCGCCGAAAAGGCCACCGCTCTGCAGCAGCTGCTGGATGGCGAGATTGACCAGGAGGCCTACCAGGAGGTGGAGTCTCGCGTGCAGGACAAGCTGGACGACCTGGCACGCGCGGCAGCCGTGGACATGGCGCGCTCCCAGATGCAGCAAGACGCCATGATGCAGGAATATGGCCAGCACCTGGGCGCTGCACGGAAGGAGCTGAAAGCCGCTGGCATCGACCTGGACGGGGAGGCTGGCGCGCAGTTCGACCGCGCTATCCGCCTGTTTGCTCAGGATGCGATTGATCGCGGCCTGACCGATGCTGCCGGCAATATGGCCGCTTCCCGTGATGCCCTGGCCGAAGCCCAGGCGCTGATGCTGCGCCGCTTTGGCAAGTCTGCAGCCGCGGCTCCCGCAGCTGCCGCGCCAGGTGCTGCACCCGCAGCCGCACCAACCGCACCGCCAGTGCGCAAGCCTGCTGCTGCCGACCGTTCGGCATTGCCGCCCACGCTGGCCGGGGTTCCTGCCGCGGCCGACGCTTCGGTGGGCAGTGAGTTCGCTCACCTGGATGGCCTGGAGGGCACGGCGCTGGAAAAAGCCCTGGCCCGCATGACGCCCGATCAACAAGAACGCTACCTGGGGGCCTGATGTCCGGACGCAGACTCATACGACAGATCAAGGCAGGTGAGAGCCTGTCTTTCGACGGCGGCCGCGTGGTGGTGACGCTGCGCCAACGCACGGGCCAACGGGCTGAGTTGAGCCTGCACCTTGAAGACGACGTGGTGGTGGACAAGCCCACGCATGCGCGGGGTGACGAGCCCCGGGGCCACAAGCCCGTGTATGCGCGGCGCCACTCCCCCATGGGTACTTGATTTCCTGAAATTCAGGATTATTCTTTTTTCCTAGCTGCGGCGCCTTTGCTGGCGCCATCTTCAAGCAGCAGATTGCCGCCGGGGGCAGTTGCCCGGTTCAAGCGCAAGACGCGCTCAGTGCTCGCAAGGGCAGGAGTTGCGTTATGCGTACTTTGATCGGCGTCAACGACCCGCAAGCCGTCAAGAAGTGGGCCTCTCTGATGGCCGTGGCCATCAACAAGGAAAGCTATTGGTCCCGCAAGTTCGTGGGCAATGGCAAGGATTCGCGCCTTCCCATCCAGCGTATCGATGATCTGCAGCAGGGCGCCGGTGACGAAGTGACCGTTGACCTGCTCATGCCCATCAACCAGGAGCCCATCATTGGCGATGAGACCCTGGAAGGCAAGGAAGCGCCGCTCAAGTACTACACCGACCGTCTGCGCATCGACCAGGTGCGCGGCGGCGCGGATCTGGGCTCGCGCATGACCAAGAAGCGCACCCTGCGCGACCTGCGCAGTGATGCCAAGCGCGCCGGCACCGACTGGTGGAAGCGTCTGCAGGACGAGCTGTATTTCATCTACCTATCCGGCTCGCGCGGCCATGGTTCGGGCTTTGTCTGGTCTGCCAGCAATCCCTTCTTCGAGGTCAACCCCCTGACTGCGCCCGACAGCCAGCACATCCTGTTTGGCGGCGCGGCCACGTCCAAGGCTTCGCTGACCGCTGGCGACACCTTCAAGCTGCGCCTGATCGACAAGGCCGTGGCCAAGGCTGAAACCATGGGCGGTGACGGTACCGATGAGCTATCGATGATTCCCGTCTCGATCGAGGGCGGCAGTCACTACATCTGCCTGATGCACACCTACCAGGCCGACGCGATGCGCCAGGATGCTGGCACCGGCGGCTGGCTGGACATCCAGAAGGCAGCCGCGGCCGCCGAGGGCAATAAGAACCCCATCTTCCAGGGCACGCTGGGCATGTACAACGATGTGGTGCTGCACAAGCACCGCAACGTGATCCGCTTCAATGACTACGGCGCGGGTGGCAATGTAAACGCCGCGCGCGCGCTGTTCCTGGGCGCCCAGGCCGCGCTGATCGCTTACGGCGACAACGAAACCGGCACGCGCTTCCGCTGGACCGAGGTTTCCAAGGACCACGACAACAGCGTTGCCATCGGTACCCACGCAATCATGGGCGTGAAGAAGGCCACCTACAAGTCCAAGGACGGCAACGTCCAACGCGACTTCGGCGTGATGGCCATCGACACAGCCAACACCGACCCCAATGCCTGATGAGCCCGCGGCCCGCGCCGTGGGCCGTGGCTTCACCAGCCCTTTCCCTCATCAGACATAGGAGCTTCAAATGCCCAAATATCAATCCGATGTTGCGACCGGCAAGAAGGCTGTGCCGCAACCCTTCGACGCCAGCGTGCTGACGGTGGCCGTGGACCTGACTCTGCCCAGCGTTGCTCTCGCAGCCAACGATCTGCTGGAGCTGCTGGATATTCCCCCAAAAGTGCAATTGGTGGCGGTGGACGTGGTGGCGCCCCAGCTGGACAGCAACGCGGCTCCCACACTGGCTTTCTCGCTGGGCGTGATCAATGCAGCCGGCACTGACCTGGCCACGGTCTACGACACCGGCCTCAAGCCAGGCTCGGCTGCTGCCGGTTCGGTGGCCACGGCCAACTCGGCTGCGCTGGCATTCGCCAACCGCGACACCGCGCGCAAGCTGGGCCTGAAGGTGACCACAGCGGCCGCGACTTCTGCTACCGCCGGCAAGCAAGTGCTGGCACTGGTCCGCATGCGTTATTGAGCCGCGCAGCCCCAGGCAATGAGTGTGTAAAGGGGCTGCGCCGTGCGCGCGGCCCTTTCTTTATTGAACCGGCAAGGAGTGCCACATGACCGCCATCCACGCATACCGCCGCACCGCGCCCACGACCGTGGAGCTTTACGGCCAAACCATTCAGTTCAAGCCCAACGACAAAAAGGACGTGGTGGCCGAGGTGCTGCACGAAAAAGCCGCCGCGCGACTGTTGTCCATCTCCGAGGCCTATCGCTTGTATGAGCCTGTCGAGCAGGTCGGCACTGTCGCCCAGCAGCTGGCGGCCAGCATTGGCTCGACCACGCCCACAGACGCCGAGGAGCTGCAGAAGGTGGTGGCCGACCAATCCAGCCAGATTGAAGCCCTGAAGCGCCAGGTGCAGGAGCTGAACCAAGCAGCTGCTGCCTCCGCCTCTGTCTCTGCAGATTCAGCCACTGGCGATGGTGCCAAGGGTGGCGAGGAAGCCGACAAGCCTTCGGAGCAGGCCTCCGGCGAGGGAAGCGGCAGCAAGGACGAGAGCCCCAGCGAGTCGCCCTATGTGTTCGCCAACGAAGCGGGCGAAACCATCGACATCAGCGAATGGACGGCGGCGCAGATTCGCGCGTTTGCTGAGTCCAACGAAATCAGCTTGCCCAAGGGCAACAGCGTGAAGGTGGGCGAGCTGCGCGACCAGCTGGCGGCCGCCCTGCGCGCTGGCTCCAAGGAGTAATCCATGCCCATTGCAGCCAAGGATGTGATTCAGCGCGGCGTGGTGACCACCCAGGACACCACCTCGATCCGCTGGCCGGTGGGCGAGTGGGTGCGCTACCTCAACGATGGTCAGCGTGAAATCATGCTGCACCGCCCCGATGCCTTCAACAAGAGCGCGGTCATCGATTGCGTGGCGGGGACCAAGCAGGCACTGCCGGCCGATGGCGCCAAGCTGATCGATGTGCAGCGCAATTCCACGGCCGCGAGCAAGCGAGCCGTGCGTATCTGCAGCCGCGAGATTCTGGATGCGCAGATGCCCAACTGGCACAACATCGCGGGCGCGGCCGAGATCGTGCATTTCATGTACGACCCGCGCGAGCCCAAGGCGTTCTGGGTGTACCCGCCGGCCACAGTCGCGGCCAAGCTGGAAATCAATTATTCGGCCACGCCTACGGACATTGCTGAGCCGGAGGCTGGCTCTGACTACACGGCGGTTGCGGGCAATCTCTCGGTGGCGGACATCTACGCCAACTCGCTGCTGGATTACATGCTGTATCGCGTGTACCTCAAGGATGCCGACTATGCCGGCAATGGCGCGCGGGCCCAGGCGCATTACGCAGCGTTTGCAACAGCTCTGGGGATTGACCTGAAGGCCACGCTGTCGGCCGCCCCTGTGTCGGTGGGCAATCCGAACTTCCGCCAGGGCAGTAGCGCCGCGACGGTGCCGGTGGGCCAATGATGCGCGATTGGGCCGACTTCTTCCCCGACGTGCTGCCGGCGGTTGAGCTGGGCACGCCTGAGCCGACCGTGGTGCACCAGCTGCGCCGCGCGGCCCAGGACTTCTGCCACCGCACGCGCGCCTGGCGCACGACGCTGGAGCCGATCACCACCGAGGACAGCCTGTCTGAATACGCCATTCCGCTGCCCGAGCAGACCGCTCTGGTGCGGGTGGAGGGCGCAGAGCTGTCGGGGCATGGTTCCCTGGTTCTGTGGCGCCAGGGTCAGGGAGACGGCCAGTACCTGATGACACCAGACGCGCGCAGGGTGGTGCTGCACCGCCCTGTGGCCGCCGATCTGGCCCTGGTGCTGGATGTGAGTCTCAAACCGGGCGACATATCCATGGGCATCGACGACGCGGTGTTTGATCAATACAGCGAAGTGATCGCTCTCGGTGCCGTGGCGCGCCTGCGCGGTGATCCCGTGTTGCGCGGCGATTTCAACACGCGCTGCGAAACCATCAATGTCGAGGTGTGGCGTGGTCGGGCTGCGGTGCGGCCGCGCGTGCGCCCGTATTTCTGAGGGGTGGTGATGAAGGTAATGGTTTCTGGTTTCTCTGGCGCCGTGAATGCGCCACACCCCAAGCTGCTGCCGGAGACGGTGGGCACGGTTTCGTGGAACCAGAAGCCGGGGCGCGGCGACTTTCGGCCCTGGCGTGATCCGCTGGATGTGGCGACAGTGCCCGCAGCCCGCAAGACCATTTACCGTTTCGGCCGCGATGTGGCCGAGGATGGCCGCTACTGGATGTCCTGGACGGGCATTGTGCACGCCGTGCGCGGCATGGTGGCCGATGACACGACGGAGCGCACCTATTACACCGGTGACGGTTTCCCGAAATGGACAGACAGCACGATTGCACTGGCGGGCGGCAGCTATCCGGCGGCCTGGCGCAAGCTGGGGGTGCCCGCACCTATTTCCGCGCCCACGGTGGCGGCTGCCGGCGGCAGCAGCACGGACACCGAGGTGCGCTACTACGTCTACACCTATGTGACGGACAAGGGCGAGGAGAGCGCGCCAGGGCCGGTATCGGCCGCAGTGACGGTGCCGACGGATGCGACGGTCAATATCACGGCCATTCAGGCGCCGCCCGCCGGCGCGTTCACGATCAACCGGGTGCGGATCTACCGTACACAGACCGGCACGACCGGGACTGCTGAATTCTTCTTCCTGCGCGAGATTGCTGCAGGCGTTGCCAGCACTACCGACGATGGGCGCACCTTGGGCGAGGTGCTGGAGACTGTCACTTGGCTGGAGCCTCCGCAGGATCTGTCGTACTTGACGGCCATGTGGAACGGAATGATGGCGGGCATCAGCGGGAATGCCGTGCGCTATTGCGAGGCCTACAAGCCTTATGCCTGGCCAATGGCCTATGAGACCTTGCCGCCGGATGCCAAGCCGCTGGCGCTGGCCACCTTCGGGCAGCGGCTGCTGGTGCTGACCACGGCCGACCCGGTGCTGGTGGCCGGGACTTCGCCGGACAGCCTGGACGAGCAGCCGCTGGAGGTGGGCCAGGCCTGTCTGGCACCGCAGGCGGTGGTGAGCTTCGGTCATGGCGTGGCCTGGCCGGCCCCCGACGGACTGGCCTATTACGGGGCGGGCGGTGCCAAGCTGATCACGGCGGGGCTGCTGACGCGCGATGACTGGCTGGCCATGAAGCCAGCGGGCATGGTGGCGGGCCTGTACGAGGGTCTGTTTCTGGGCTTTTATACCGACGCCGGCGGTGTGCGGCGCGGCTTTCTGGTGGATCCGGTCAATCCCACGGGCATCTTCTATCTGGAAAAAGGCTATGACGCGCTCTACCTGGACCGGCTGCAGGATGCGCTGTACGTGCTCGATGGCACCAAGGTGCGCAAATGGGATGCGGGCGCGGCTTTGATGAGCGCGCGCTTTGTGTCCAAGGTGTTTGCCATGCCGGCTCCGGCGAGCTTTGGCTGGTGCAAGGTGGTGGCGGATGGCTACCCGGTGACGGTCAAACTCAATGCCCTGGAGCTGAGTGCGCGCGAGGTGGCGGCCCACATTGCGACCTTCGGCTCGCGCTGTGTGGCGGTGACTTCCGGCAATAGCAGCGGGGTGCAGTTCACCTTGTCTGCGCCCGGGCCGGAAGCGTTTCGCCTGCCGCCCATTCCTGCGCGCTCCTGGCAGATCGATCTGTCTGGCCAGCAGGCGGTGCAGGGCGTGGCCCTGGCCCAGGCCGTGGAGGAGCTGCGCTGATGGCAACGACTCCCCGCAAGGATTTGCCCGGTACCAACGCGCCGAACTGGAGCCAGCGCGTGACCGAGGAGCTGCGCGTGCTGATGGGGCGCGGCGGCAATGGCCGGGCCCTGACGGCCAAGGACTTGATTGATTCCGGGATTGCCAAGCCGGGGGCGGGTGGCGGCCTGGTGCCTGGTGTGCCGGGCGGTGGTGACACCGAACCGGATCTGACGCCACCACCGATGCCCACGGGGTTTGCGGTGACGGCAGGCCTGACCACGGTGTTTGTGGAGCACGATGCCCCCGGATACACCCAGGGGCACGGCCATGACCGGACGGTGGTCTATGGGGTTCTGCAGACGGCCAGCACCGCGCCGACGTTTGACCAGGCCGTGGTGCTGTTCCAGTTCCAGGGCACCATCGGTGCCTATCCCGCAGCGCTGGGAACGCGCTACCGGCTGTGGATCAAATGGCAGTCCCAGGATGGCGTGCAGTCGGTATCCCCCGCCGGCGGCATTAACGGCCTGGATGTGCAGACGGGCAAGATCGGCAACAACGACCTGGGCCCGCTGATTGTCGAGGCTGGCAATCTGGCCAATGGCTCTGTGAGTGCGAGCAAGCTGGCTGCGCAGGCCGTGGATGCGACCAAGTTTGCCAATGGCATCGAGCCAGTGACGATCATCACCGGTACTACTCTACCTACGACGAAATCCACAAGCAACATCACGTTCCAGGGACAGCTGTATACGTGGAATGCCGCAACGGGCAAGTACGAAACAGCCAAGTTTGACGGCTCGATTGGCGGCGCAAACTTGCTGAAGAATGCTGCGCTGATTCCTGACACCGCAGGTAACCCTACGGCTTGGGCTGTCTATAACAATGGTGGGGAAACGAACCCTGCGACCCTGACTCTGCAGCCGGGGCGCTATGCTAATAGGCGTTGGGCTAAGGTTGTTAATCATGTAGTTGGCGCGGGGACACTCGGTATTTACCAAACTCCGACTCCATACCTACAGACTTATCGAGCAGGGCAAAAGTATGTCCTCTCGTTCCGGGCGAAGACTACGACGCCTGCTGACCTGAACGCTGTGTTCCTTGGTTGGAATCACTTCCCTACAACTATGACGTGGTTGACGCCTACGGCACTGATTGCAGTAGAGACCCTGTATAGGGTAGAACTTGTCTTTGCTGTAGACACACAAGCTGAGCTGTATATCTCTGCCTCACCTGTGGGGGTCATGTCGCAAAATGCAGAAGTCTGGATTACCGAGCCTCAACTTGAAGAGGGAGATACAGCCACGGCTTGGGCTCCGAATCCTGCCGACATACTACCGGGTTCGATCACAGCGGTAGAGATTGCCGACAACTCGATCACTGCACCCAAGCTCATTGCTGAGGCTGTCACGGCAGGCAAGATCGCCGCCAATGCCGTCAGTGCCTACAACTTGCAGGCATTGGCGGTTACAGCAGGCAAGATCGCTGCAGACGCCGTGACCGCTGGGACCATTGCAGCTGGGGCTATCAGCGCACGCGAGATCGCGGCCGGGGCTGTCACGACTGACAAACTTGTGGTCACAGGCCGAGGCACGGCTCTCAACCCTGACCCACAGCTAGAGGATGTGGCCCATTCTTGGACGATTGAAGGCCCAGGAGTCATCGTGTCATACGGCACAGGTGGCTCTGCGACAAGTAGCCGATTCTTCTGGACACCTGGGGCAGCGGCTGGCGACAGCAAAGTCTGGTCTACAGACGTGCTGATTGATCCGTCTCGGACGTACCGACTGACAGCAAGCCTCTATACAGACTTCGGCAACAACCGAGACATGTATATCTTCGTGCAGTTCTACGACCAGACGGGGGCGGCTATTCCGCATAACGGCTGGGGCGGCGCCCAATCCGGCTATGTGTTCGGCGGTGTGCCGCCTGCGGACTGGTCGCGCCAGGGCGGGCAATTCGGAGCAGGCGTCGCTGGGAGGCCGATTCCAGCGAATGCACGGTCAGCAAAGATAGGTGTCTGGTTTCAATACACAGGCCCAGGCGGGACTAGCTCTGTAGCCCAGGCAGCAGCCGACATTCGTCTCGAACTTGCACAAGACGCAAGTCTTATTGTTGACGGAGCAATCGTCGCTACAAAACTTGCAGCAAACTCCATCGCTGTCGGTACGGCTGCCATCCAGGATGGCGCGATTGTCAACGCGATGATCGGCAACCTGTCTGCGGACAAGATCAACGCCGGCACCTTGAACGCTGCGCGGATCGCGGCCGGGACAATCAGCTCTTCGCACCTTGCTGCGAACTCTGTCATTGCCGGCAAGATCGCGGCCAACGCCGTGACAGCCGGCACTATCGCGGCCAATGCTGTGACCGCAACGCAGATCGCAGCCGGCGCGATCACTGTCGACAAGCTCGCCGCGGGCTCTGTGACGGCAGACAAGCTGACTGTCGGTGTTGGCGGCAATCTCTGCCCTGACTCCACGTTCACGCCAGGGCTGAACTTCTGGCGCAAAGACGTATATCCAGCGGACATGCAACCGACGGTTTATGGCGTGAACATGAATGCTGATTGGGCAGTCAATGGAAGCCCAACCGCCTTCTGCGAAGACACAAGCAAGAAATACATCGGGAATGCTGCGGCATACAAGGATCTGACTTCTTCCCCGATCTCTGTGATCCCTGGTGAACGGTACGAGGCTAGTGTTTTTTGCGGGTGGCATCGCTGTCGCGGTGAGGTGATTCTGTCTTTCTTCGATGCCAACGGCAACTTCTTTGCAGCAAACTCAATCGCATCGGTAGCCGATGGCAGTACAAGCCTTACAGGCGGTAAGAGTCTTTCAAGTTACTACTTTGCAGCTGGGTTTGTGACGGTGCCAGCCGGTGCGGTAACTATGCGGTTGCATCTGCGAGCTGGACCTACCTCTCCAGGGCAAAACAACTGCTACGCCTTCTATACACGTCCTTTCGTGGGGCGAGCAAACCCGAACCAAACTGAATTCACGTCCTGGTCTCCGAGCGCTAACACACAGCTGCTGCCTGACGGCATCACCACACCGTCCATTTCCGCACTGGCCGGCAAGTTCGGTGACATCGAAATTCGTCCTACTGCCGGGGCATCTGGCTGCATCCGCGTTTATGACGCAAATGGAGCATTGCGTGTTCGATTGGGGGTGTGGTGATGCCAGCGGGCTTTCAAGCATTTCTCCCCGATGGGCGCTTGGTAATTGACCTCTCCAGCCGCCTTGTCAAGTTTCGAGCATCAGGCTCCTACACCGTGCCGGCTGCAACACGTGGCCCTATCAGTTTGGGCTACTCCGGCGCTGATGCGCAGACGTTTCTGGTGTCGGGCTATACGACAGGAGGTTTGTATTCGGTGGTCAGTTCCTGGGTCACTGCAAACACGCTGAATTTTCAGAAGGACACATTTGCAGCGGGCGAAGTCATTCACTACTTTATCTATGTGTTCTAAATGACAGGTTTCCAAGCTTTCAATGAGTCTGGGGTTGAAATCTTCAATTCCAACGACAAGGTGCTGAGGGCTGGCGGCTATGCGGCAGCAACGCTGTCCGTATCCGACTACATGCAGCACATTGCTATCACGCAAGACCAGAACGCCGGTACCGAATGGGCGGCTGACTCCATGGACTATGCCGGCAGTGGTGCTGTCCAGTGGTTCAGGGCGCCGCTCGGTAAGTGCATTTGCCCGTTTGCCGGCTTTATCTACGGCAGTACAGGCGTCACCTATGAGCGGTTGACAGGTACCCCTGGCCAGGCAACAGGAGCCAGTGGATTCCTGGAAGTGTTTTCGCCAACTGGCGAACAGGTGTTCTCTGTGGCTGCGCTTGCTGAGACGCCTGTTATCAAAGGCGTGATCTCGATCCCGCCCAATGCTGGCAGCGGAGTCATGACGTTCAACACAGGCTTTCCTGCAGGCTCCGTGCCTTGGATCTGCGCTTCGGCTAGCCCCGGCAAGTATTCGACAGACGGCGTGGTGTCAGATACCTGGGCCTACATCTACAAGTTCATCAATGCCGGCACTCAGGTGCAAGTGCAGTCCTTCAACTCGCCTGGCATTCACAACAGCTTGATCAATGGCGGCTTCAGCGTGCCCTTAGCCTACATCCCTAATTACCCATGAAGAAGTTTCTCATCGCGTTGGCCGTTGGTGTTTCGGCCTGCTCACAAACACCAGTCCAGCCTGATATGCAGGTCGAGATCTCGACGGATTTGGAACATGGACAGGTGGCGGTGGTGGTGGCCACGTTCGATGCCCTGCATCGCCCGGTGCGCTGCCGTATCAGCGCGCGCACTGAGGCTTGCGCAAGAGAGGCCGAATCGATGTGCTACGAGCCTCGATCCATCACTCGTAAATCACAGTTTTGCATGTGACTGGTGGCACTTGAACCCATCAGCTACGGCGCTACCGGCGAACTATTCGCGGTGACGGTGTTATTAAATTTCAAACGGCCACTGGCCATAGGGGGTAAATATGACAGTTCTGAAGGTTGTGAATACCAACAACGGCATGGCCGGAGCCCATCGGGTGGTCAAGGCTGAAATCCTGGACCAAGGACTGCAGCTGCAGGTGCATATGTATCTGACAGCCGAGGACGCGGCGAACAATCAGAACCTCCGTTGGCAGGAGTACCCGGTGCTGCCCTTGGTCGCGCTGGATGTGCAGGACCCGTGGGGTTCGCTCGAGCGCGGCCTGGTGGCACAGGTGGATGGCGTGCTGGAGGGCGGCACCTTTGTGGCAGATGTGGCGGCCGATGATCTTGGCACGGCCAGGGCTTTGAAGTGGGCAGAAATCAAGGCCATCCGCGACCAGCTGGAATCCGGAGGCTTCGAGCTGGCCGCCGTGGGGCGCTTCGACAGCGATGCAGAGAGCCGCGCTCGCATCGTGGGCGCATCCATGGCTGCCAAGATCGCGCGCGATGCTGGCCAGCCCTATTCCATCAACTGGACCCTGGCGAACAACACCACGGTGGAGCTCGATGCAGACGCGGTGATCAATGTGGGCTTTGCCCTGCTGGCCCATGTGGACGGTATTCACCAGCGCAGCCGCGCCCTGTATGCCGAGATCCAGGCCGCAGAGGATGCCCAGGCCGTGGCGTCCATCAGCTGGACGGCACCCGCGCCTGTGCCTGAACCAACACCAGAGCAAGACGAGCCCGTCGTAGCCTGAGCAACCCATCACCAAACAGAGGAACCACCATGACAGTAGACGCCATCAACCCCCGCCTGAATGAAGTCCTGCAGAGCAACGTCGGCAACAAGCTG